GGTTATCATTCTGTCGGGTTTGGTGACGATCCGGCTACGATGATTTTTAATCAGTTAAATGATTTCTGCCCTGCAGCTGCTAAAAAGTCTATAGCCAGGATTAAAAACAGTGTTATATTTGCATCCAAAAGAAGCGGCCTTAAAGTAATAAACCAAGACGGAATAGTCACTTTAACGACTTCTTTTCTATCAAGGGATGATTGGGTTGATTTTCAACCAACTACTCTCCAAGGGTTTGTTTATAATAATAAATACTTTGCGTTTAACGAATCGGCTTCGGGTACGAGTTTTATGATTGACCTGGAATTAAACACGTTCACTAAATTAAAAGATACAGTTTACGCCGGATATGTTTCTATTGCTGACGGCAACTTTTATGTTGTCGTAAATGAATTGGAAGATCCAGAAGACCCAAATTCTGCGCTCACTAACAAAATAAAACAATGGGAAGGCGAAACTTATAATTATAAAAGATACATTTGGAAGACTAAAAAATTCCAGCTTGATTCATTGGTGAATTTTTCTGCAGCGAGACTGACAAGAGACGAATACTGGTATGATGATCTTATATCTGCAATGTCTGACAGTGATTACCTTGAAGACTTAAATGAGGACATGATGGACAATCAGGAACTTTTCGGGGCCATAGGATGTGCCGCTATAAATGAACTGGCTATCAATGATGATTATCTCTATACCATACAAAATACTACATTAAATAATACAGTTACGTTTAAATTATATGTAGAAGGTTCCCCTACTCCAAAATTAATAAAAACAATAACAAACTCAAAGCCGTTTAAATTGCCTGCAGGATATAAGAGCAGGATATTCGAGATTGAATTATCAGGTTACGTGCCTGTAAAGACGATAGATATATCAACATCCGTGAGGGAGTTGGGACAATGAAGAAAGTCTTTTTAATTGTGGTGCTTATTGCGCTTGGAATAATATATGCAGTTGTGACGGCTTTCGGGGCTAATTATTATAAGTTGCCTAACGTGCCCGGACGGCTAGAACCGAAAGGACTTTATGTGTTTTTGACCGAACTAAAAAAGAAATTTGAAATATATTCAGGGGCTTCAAACGATAGAGTAATGACATATCAGGACTTAATAAATTTGGGATTAATCGACAAAGCTGGTGATCCTGTGAAACAGGTGAATCCTTACGAGTATGGCATATGAATAACGTAGAAATGAATTTTTATTATATTAAAGACGGCATTCCGTCTATGAAAGACTCTTTTATTGTGAGTCTTCTTGATAGATGCGAAAAAGACGGAACTTTAGAAATGTTCTTTTTTGGAGACAGGAAGCCGGACAAACAAGGATTTGTTAGGCGAATAAAATATGAACCAAGATTAATGTTTTTCACTATTCTTTACGAGGGGGATATTGCCGGATTTGGACTAGTGGATAATATTCGACACCGGACAGGCCAGGGCCATTTTTGCGTGTTTTCAGAATATTGGGGGCACGAGGCTTCTATTTCGGCCACAAAGGAAGTTTACAGGCGTTTATTGGAAAAACAATTCACGGTTTTAATTGGAATAATACCTAAAGATAATGCTTTTGCGATTCAATTTTGCGAAAAAACCGGGATGAAGTATTTATGTGACATCCCTCAGCATTTTAACGGAATCGATGGCGTTCAGTTTTGTATAGAAAGAGAGGTGTGATATGGGCGGTGGCAGTGGAGATACATTCGACGCGGCTTTTAACGCAGGAATGCTCGAACTTTCCGAGGAACAGCAGGAGTGGGCCAAGGAGTTCAAAAACTTTGCTTGGTTTGGAGTTAACTATGATCCCAACGAAAAGGGGTATATAGATCCTGGCACTGGTGAGTTTATTGCCAGTGCTGCTCCAGTTGACAAGACTGAATCAGTAGAAGGGGATACTTCAACCGGACACTATGAAACAGTACAGGGAGATAGGTCTAATGATTTCAATGACACAGAAGTATGGGTGTCAGATGTTCCCGAAGGTACTGGCGCTCCGGAAGGCGTTGAGATGATTCGCCGGGGGGACACCGAAGAGTTTGCTTACGACTTTGAGAATCCTCCGCCATCCTTTATGGACATGACTACCGCGCAGATAGGCGCTAATCTTGAAATGATTCCCTCTTTAACAGCGCAAGGCATAGCTGAGGCTGATTTGGGAACAGATGCAGCAGAAGAGGCACAAAGAATAATTAAGCTCGGCAAGGATGCAGGGCTTCCCGAAGCCGAAATAAAAGCCAAGCTTGCGGAAGCCGGGTTGAGTACAGCTGAGTCCGAGGCGGCGTTAAGATTATTGCCTCAGCGGGAAAGGCTCACAGGGGGGCTTCTATCCGAACAAGAGACAAATATAGGTCTTAGAAAGCCTGTAACCGAAGCATTTTATAAATCAGCTTTAGAGGGCGTTGATTCAGAAAAAAGAGTTGCACAGGCAGGCGGTGACGTAGCCAAAGCGTTCAAGGGTGGTGGTGAACGTGCGGCTCTGAATTTAAGCCGATATGGTGCTGACCCAGGAGAAGGAAGAGGCCAGCAGGCTTTTTCTGAAGAAGGTCTTGCTTTCGGTAGCAAATTGGCAGGCGCAAGAACACAAGCAAGAACCGACGCTGAAAAAGAAAGCTTTAAACGATTAGAAACAGGCGTGACAAGTGGGCCTGCGATTGACGTATATTAGGAGGTATTATGCCAGCTTTATTCAATGTTCAGAATCCAATGGAGAAAGCAAAGGAATATATGGGCGGCGCTACAAGTGCTTTTGGCGCTCAAAGTTCAGGCGTTAAAGAGCCTGGAAAATCTGTTGGTGGCGCTCTTATGTCGACTGCTGGCGGTATTGCGGCTGGCGCACAGGCTGGCGCTTTACTTGGTAGTGCTGGTACCGGAGCTATAGCTGGCGGTATTATGTTGCTTGGTGGATATTTAATGTCGTGAGGTGACTTATGGTAGACGAATTAGGAAGAGAATTATATAGTGCTGGCATAGGGTTTGCTGGTGCGCTAAGACAGGTTGGCGCAGCACAAGACAGGGAGGAAGATCGACAAAACAGGCAGGCTGTCGATACTGGTTTAGAGCACATAGGGAAAGAAAGCGTTCAAACAGAATATAAAGACGTTATCACAGAAGGAACTCCGGGCAGGGCTACGCCTCGTCATGTAGTGAGAGAAAAAGCTATACCGATTGACAAGATATCCAAACCTGAGGGCTTAACAGGAACACAGTGGACGGCTGTTGTAAAAAAGTATGGTGAGTTAAAAACCGGACAGGCAAAGATTAAAAAATTGGATCAAACGTCCATGGAAAAACATTTTGAGTCTTTATTCCTTGCTGACAAAACGAAACTAATTAATTTTGATTCAAACGTCAAGAAGGACTGGTATGATCCGGACACACAGGGAAGGGCAGCGTCTACAGGTGCCGCTAATGCTTCTCTAAAATATAGAAAAACAGCAGAAGGTAAAGCTGATATGAAGGAAATAACCAATGGCAACCTGTTTGCATCATACCAAAGGGTTCTTGAGGCAAAGAAAACCATGGGCTCTTATTGGAAAGAAGGCAATAATCAGGCTGTTATCAGGGAGGCGGCTAAGATTGTCAATAGTACAAACTCTCCTTATTCAGCCGAAATAAGTCAGGATGGAAAATCGGCAGACATACTCTTTTCAGAAGACGGCCAGGACAAGAAATTTATTAAAACTGTGAATGCTAAACAAGCCATGGGGTTTATGGATCATTTTTCCAAGCAAGAAATATTTTTCCCATTGGACATAAAAAGAAGAGAAACCATAAACGATGCAAACGCAAAAACTCTAATCGGAGAAGGTGTTTGGTTTTCAAAAGAAGGCGCTGAAGACATAGAGGTTCTTCCGTTGATTAACGACTCTGGCGAGGTTGATCGGAAATTTTATAAAGATGGGGGGGTTCACAATAAACCAGACGGCACACCGTTCACCGAAGAAGATATTAGAAAAGAAGGGTATCGCAAAAAACCAGGACAGAAAGCTGTGAAGACCGCATTGGAAATAAGAAACATAGAAAGGAAATCAAAATATGATATTATAAACTTTAATATCAAACAGTTAAAAGCTTTAAGCAATGAGAATAAAGAAAAGCTTTCTGAGACTGATAGAGATATAGAAGAGGCTGAAGCCGAACTTGCTGCTTCAAAGGGCGAGATTTCTCCAGAAACCCAGGCAAAACTGCAAACTAACATTGATTATATAGAAGGTCTTGCTAAAACAGGCTCAGAGCTAGAAAAGAATCTTGCCAATCAAACCATACAGCTTATAAAGTCTATGTTGCCAAGAACGCAAGCTGTTGATGTGTCAAGCAAAATGGGTGCGTCTGACACACCTGAGGGGGGGACTGATAAAGGTGGGGAAATAGGAAAAATCAGTCAAATTCTGAATGCAAATAAAGACAAGCCTTTCGTGCAAAGAATATTACAGGGAGAAGGACAAGAGGCGATTAGTCTCGGTGAGGGAGAAACAGGAACGCATTTAATGGCTTATGGTGAGGCAGATGGAAACTTTTATGTTTATCCAACGATTGTAGAGACTAATGAAGGATTAAAGCAATTTTCAGACGATGAGGCGTGGGCTCACGCCAAGGAAAGTGGAAATTTGATACAGTTCAATACTGAAAAAGAAGCTGCATGGTTTTCTAAAAACTATAAAAAATATTGGGGGAAAGGTGGCGGGGCTGAAACTCGGAACCCTTTTAAAATGGCACCGGAAGTAACACAAGAGCATGTGGGCGCAACCGCAAACAGGAAATTCTCTGCGGTAAGCGATACAATAGCACAGGATTATGGCGCTGGCAACGTCGCGGTAGGCGATATAATAGCGCAGAACAAGTTTGGTGTGGATGTTGGTGGTCAGTCGGGTATTGCCGGACGTGGAGCAGGAAGCGATTATGCGAAGGCTCAACAGCGCATTGAAGAACTCAAAAAGCAAGAAGCTTCAGGTTTAATTTAGTAATAGAATTATTTATATATGTTTCCACTATATGTAACTTTTTAAAGGATCTCAATGTTTAATATCGGTCAATTCATACAGGAAAATCCAGAGCATGCAGACACAGATCCTCAAGAACTCACAAGAAAGGTTTATAATTCCAATCCCGAATTGCAAGCTGGTGGAGTCGGATACGAAGAGTTTGCAGAACAAGCCGGTTTAGGGGAACACGTAGCTGCTACACGAAGTGGTATTGTGGACGCTGCGAGAGCATTTGGCTCTGGCCTTATGACCTTGCCGGGACAAGTAAAAGCTAATATTGCCTCTATTGTAGATCCTACAGTTCATGCCGTTGACGAAACTACCGCAGCAGGCAGATTAAGGGCGGAAAGCCGTAGTGAAATAGAAGCGTATAAAAAGAAGCGCCATGTAAATCCTTATGATTCTTTTTTAGGACTTACCTCTGACCATGTGGTAGATGCCATGAGCCAGCTAGGCTACGGTGTTACGGTAGCAGCAGTTGGAGGCGCATCTGCATTAGCCTCTATACCTGTTCCTGTTCCGGGCGCAACAACAGCTATTCCTATGGTTGCGATGGGCGGAGCTACCTTTAATATGGCAAAGTCTCAAATTGTTACGGAAGTTCGAGACGCAGCCAATTATGACAGAGCCGAAAAGGGACTGCCTCCTTTTACTGAAGCCGAATGGCTACCTTTTGCTGAAAATGTTAATTCTGCGACCACAAAACACGCTCTTATTGAAGCTGTTACAGAAGGCGTTGGCAACATGGTGGGATTCAAACTTATTACTGGCAGAATGGGTGGTAAGATATTTAAAATGCTTGCCGAAAACAAGGTAACACGAGGAATTTTCCGTGGTGCTGCTACCATGACCGAGGAGCAAGCCCAAGAAATTGCAGCCGGAAAATTACAAAACCCTATAGAGGTGCTGCTTGGACTGAGTGAACCCAAGACGACTATGGAGGTTGCCAAAGAGGTTGCCCCTGTTACCGCTATTACTACCGGGATTATGGGTGGTGGTGCTATTGCTGTTGACAGAACATATAGGGCTTTAAAACCAGCGGTGTCATTAGAACCAATATCCCAAGACCAATCTACTGACTTTATGGAAGAACAAAAGGCACCGGAACAGGCGATTCCAACAGGGACACCTCCTGGTGTTCAGGCGGATCCATTATTTCAGCAAAGAGATCAGACACAGCAAGCCATAAATCTAATTGATCCAATGAAGGACGTTGAGAGAGCCATTGATTTAGAAGAGGAAGCTGATGCTCGGGCTGTTGAGCAAGAAGCCGCTGACATGGAATATGAAATAAAACGGCAGCAGCAAGCCAAGGCCGAACGTCAAGCGGAATTGCAGGAAGAGGCCAAAAGGAAAGAAGCCATATTCACAACTCCTGAAGGCGTGCCTGATTTAAGAGGGTTGCCACAAGAGGACGTATATCAGCCTGAGATAGAACCAGAAATAGAGCCGGAGCCCTTGGTTGATCTTTCTCAGATGGGAGAGCTTGACGTTGAGGCGAATGAGGCGGCAAGCTCTCCGTTAAATGAAAGGCCAGAGCCTACCGATAAACAAATTGAGGCGAATAATGCAAAACTCGGCCATGTTGAAGTTGATGGCCTGAAAATATCTATTGAGAATCCACAGGGTTCAGTTAGAACCGATAAACAGAATGATCCTCCACAATGGCAGCAGGAGATGACCGCGCATTATGGCTATTTGCCCTCAGTCTTGGGGGCCGACAAAGATTATCTTGATATATTCGTTAAGCCCGGGACAGAAACAAGCCCAAAGGTATTTATAGTCGATCAAGTTGATGAAAAGGGAAACTTCGATGAATTGAAGGTAATTCTTGGCGCTGATACTCAAGAAGAGGCTGCTAAATTATACCAGAGTAATTATGCCGAAAATTGGAACGGTGGAGCCGGGATAACTGAAATGTCCATGGATGAATTTAAGAAGTGGGCATTTGACGGCAAGAGAAAGACCAAGCCTGTTTCTGAAATGCCGTGGGCTGAGAAGGCCGAAGTTGTCCATGAGATGCCAGACGGAACCATTATGGAGGGCCCTGAGCACGAAGGGGCTGTTGAGGGCAGCGAAAGGGTTGTTGATGAGGGTGTTAGTGTGCCTGAAACAGAAATCGTTCAACCTGAAGCCGATTTGGAGGTTGAGGCTGAGGAAAAAGCCAAAGAACCGTGGGAGATGACTAGGGATGAATCGTCTGTAAAAATAGTGGGTGCTACAAAAGAACAAATTGATAATTATTCTCCATTAAATTCCATTAAGCAAGTTATAGAAGGTCGTAAGAAACATTGGGTCACAACGTCTATGTCTGGCGTGGATTTCCCAACAAAGCATAAAACGAAGAAAGATGCACAATCAAAAGCCTTCGACCATAAGAAAAAGATTAATACTAAGTTAATTGATGAATATAATCGACACAAAGAAGAAGTTCAACATGCCATCCAACAGGGCAAGCCAGTTCCCGAATCTGTACTCAAGGATTATCCCGACCTACAAAAAGCGGAGCCCAAAGAGAAGGTTGAGAAGCCTGGAAAGTTGGTAAAAGGTAAGGTTTTACCAAAACAAGAACCCAAAGTTTTAAAACAGCCTACCGTCGAAGACAATAAAGACCTTGCAAAATTAGGCTCGATGGAAAGGTTTGCTGAAATTAAAAAGCGGTTTCCTGATTTGTCGGTAAGTGAACACTTAAAACTGTCTCGTAACATTCAAGAGGCTGAGACAGGACAGGTCGGCGCTGATATAAAGGGTGAAAGGATTGGACTACCTAAAGAATGGGAGAAGAAGGGCGGTTCAAAAATCATAGCCGTAGATAAGTCTGGTGACATTGAGTATGAATTTCGTGTTGGGAGAATAAACGTAACAGATGCCCCTCAGTTGACCCATCAAGTGCAAATGCGGAAAGCTGGTTCAAGTAACGAGTGGGAATCGTCAATGACTGGTATGTCTGTGTCAAAAGATGCTGCGCTCAGGAAGTTTGCTGAAAAATATCCTGGCGCTTTTCATACATCTTTAGAAAAATTAGAGATTTCAGATCCAGGGTTACAAAAACATATTGACAAAGAAAAGATAGTGCGGGCTAAAAAAACGGAGACAACGACCAAAGAGGCAGCGGAAAAAAAGAAAGGGGACGATGAAATATTAAAAAATCTTCAGCGCATGAGAGGCAATGAACCTCAAATCGTGGAGGCTTTAAAAAAGGCCAAGGCCAAGAAACAGAAACTTGACATCCTCGCCACAGACGGCAGCGTTTCAAGAGCAGGTGTTCCTGTCATGGCTATGGGCGATTATGCTTATCACAAAGATGTTAAAGGTGATAATTATGTGGTCGCACATATCTCTTCAACAATGGCGGTGCAGGGCGAATTAACATCTAAGGATGCAAGGGAATTAGCTTATAGGGCTTCTTTAATTAACGAAAAGTGGGACGGTAAGGGCAAGCCTTCTAAGAAGTTTAAGGACGCATTGAAGCAAACGGTTCAAGATTTGCGAGATAGAAATCCGATAGACCTTCCCAAGAAAGCAGCCAAAGAGCCTGATGTGCCAAGCGTACAAACAGATATTGAAGCCGTCTCGCGAGAGGCGGTTTTGAGCACTCCCACAAGGAACTACCAAGAATATTGGGATAATAAGATAAAGCTTGGAAGAAAAGTGTCTCTTGTTTCAGATAGCGGTTGGGTAACAAAAAAAGGAAAATTATCAAAACTCGGAGAAAAAATATCGGAGTCGAAATGGGAAGATTTAAGCTCCGCCGCACAGAATATTTTATCACCAAAAATTGATTCGTTATATCAGGTCGCAACCAAGAAGCCGGAGCAGAAAGAAACCGACAAAATTGAAGACTTCGGAGAAAAAATAGGCGGTGCGAGAAAGGATTATTACGCTGAGTATTCCGATAAAATGACGGCTGCAAAAGACATGGACATAGCTTCTGTTCCATTGTCTAAGGCATGGCCCGAACCCAACTATGAAAAGCTAATCGAGGATGGCGTAGATCCATGGGTAGTTGCTTTCGTTCGGTCGGCCAGAGACGAGATCCCTGCGAAACCTCGTCAAAGTTGGAAGCTAAGAACGTGGACTAATCAGGTAGAAATGCTTAGGGGGTTTGCTGACGACCTGATAAATGATAAGATTACGAAAGAACAAATAAAAACTAAACTTGATGAAAAAGACCGATCTGCGCTTAGAACTGGTGTTGGCGGCAGGGCAGACCTCTACCTTGCTGTTGGACATGACAAGTCACTCAAGGGCGTAACATTTGAAAAACACCATTGGTCATTATATAAGGGCGAAAAAAACGTAACAAAATGGCAGGTCGGTAAAAGCCGCAAGGCAACACTGTTCTCCAACATGCCGACCATTCTTGCCGAGGGAAATACAAAAGAGGAAACCCTTGAAAACTTTAAGAAAAACTATGCTACTTTCGACACAGTTAAAAAGTCCAAAGGCGTAAGATTTAATATGTATTCCAAGCATGGTGAAAAGGGAACTTATATCGGAAAAAAGATAGGCCGGAACTATATTGACCTTGAGAAATTTGATTCAACTAAAGAGGCAAGGGAATACCTTAAAGCCAATCAGGAAAAATTAGAAGAAAAGTTAAAACAATATAAAACCATTCCAGATGAACGCAGGGCTGTTAATAGAGAACGAATCGGAAAAGATCATAGGAACGGTAAAGACGTTACTCCTGAAATGTTCAATGAAGCGCTCGGTTTTCGTGGCGTTGAGTTTGGTAATTGGGTTAACGATAAGGAAAGACAGGACAATCTCAACAGGGCTTATGATGCCTTGATAGACCTGTCAGTTATCCTTGATATTCCTGCCAAAGCTATTTCTTTAAACGGAGAGCTCGGAATAGGCTTCGGTTCGAGGGGGCATGGTGGCAAACAGGCTCCTTCTGCACACTATGAACCCGGAAAGATAGTCATCAACTTAACAAAAAAGAACGGTCCTGGTTCCCTTGCCCATGAATGGTTTCATGCTCTGGATAATTACTTTTCCAGAAAACGAGGCGTGAAGCATGAATATATTACAGATCGACCACGTAAGACTCAAGACGATTCTATAAGGGAAGAACTACTCAAGGCGTTTAATGGGCTTATAAAAACCGTTGATTCGACTGGAATGAAAAAACGGTCTGAGGAACTCGACAAGAGAAGGACTAAGCCGTACTGGTCAACACGTATCGAAATGACAGCGAGGGCTTTTGAAAGTTACGTTATTGAAAAGTTGTCTGAGCGAACAAATGTTAATGACTATCTTGCTAACATAGTTTCATCGGGCGAATATTCACAGGACATGCTTGAAGGATTATTGTCCGGTTCGTTGACCGCCACGGATATGTATCCATATTTATTGGATAGCGAAATAGATAGCGTCAGTTCGGCCTTTAATAATCTGTTTGAAGTGATGGAGTCAAGGGAAACCGATAAGGGCGTTGAGCTCTATTCCACAAAAATATCAGACTCCGGGCTAACCCTAAAAGACGCTCAATCCTTATTTAAAGGTCAATCGGTAGGTTTGAATTCTGATGGCGATATTTGGGTCAAGACAACCGGTGGTCACGCCTTAGTTATTACGGAAGTTAATGAAATCGCTTCAGATGAAGCCGAATTTAAGATAGCCTATGGTAAGGTTAGGGGCGCTGGTGAAAAGATAGCTGGCTCTTATCAAGGGTTTGAGTTTGAATCAGGAGAACATAAGGGAATAATAAAGATTGTAAAAGGCATTGGTGACAAGTTCACGCTTGCCCATGAATCTACACATTTTATTGAGGAAGCAGGCCTTTTAAATAACCTCGAATTGAACGTCCTCAAGAACGCATACATTAAAAAACACGGTCCCACCAAGCTTGGAGACAAGGAAAAGAGGGCCACATTTATAGCGGAAGAACTCGAAAACCGTGAGAATTATCGTGGAACTCCTGTCGGTAGAGTATTGCAGAAGATAGCCGACTTTATTGATAGCTTAGTTAATTTGTTCAAGAGGACTGCGAGAGGGATTACTAAAGATGTTGAGTCAGGGAAAGTTTTTGATAGTAAAACTTCTCCGGTATTTGACTTTGCAGTAAGCCCTTCTTATTCGTTAGCACAGGCCATTAAGAGTATTCTGGATAATCCTAAGTTTGGGAAGTGGTTTGGGAAATCAAAGGTTGTTGATGAGAACGGTGAGCCCTTGGTGGTTTATCATGGGACGGTTGCAATTTTTGACCGATTTAAAAAGAGACGGAACGATATTGGCATTCACTTCGGCACAGAAGGACAGGCTATCGACAGAATATCATATCTTGGAGACAGAGACAGGCCGACAGAAGGACAGAATCTAATGCCTGTTTATCTCACCATTAAAAACCCTTTAAGGCTTGATGATGCCGGATGGTGGGACGCTGAAAACCTTGAATATGAACTAAAAACGCATCGGCTCCGAGAATATTTTTCTGAAGCCGAAGTTGATAGGGCCATGTCAGCCTCTCATCCTGCAACTAAATTAAAAAACATACGTGATTTAATCCAACAGAAAGGCTTTGATGGTATTGTTTATACAAACACAGGCGAAGTTAAAGGCTTGAATGAATATATAAGACGAAGGGATAAAGCTTTCGACAAGATACTGAAAAAATTTCCGAGTCGAGTTTCTGCCGAGGAACAAAAAACTCCAGAATATAAAGAATATCAAACGAGAGAAAAAGAATACCAGGGGCACATAAAAGCCAACGCCGAAGATTCTTACATTGCTTTTTTCCCAACTCAAATAAAATCAATCTACAACAGAGGCACGTTCTCCCCAACTGAGCCAAATATAATGTACCAGAAAAAGTCAATTCGTAGGGATGCCCCTTTTCTGAAACTGCCGGTGGATAGTGGTGGCATTGACCCCGAGTTTCTTACCGATCTCACGAAAAAAGAGCCCTTTCTTTCTAAGGGCTTTAGCGGCCTCGATATTCCAACTAAGCGGACGGTGCTTGATGGCGTGAGAACTTCTGCTCTCAATGCTGAGATTAGAGATGCGGTTATCGAGCTTATCCCCGTTGGTGTGGTGAACGATTTCATCAGGGGCGAGGCTTCTCCCGATATGCTTCTCCATAATGAGTCGATGCTCTTTGACATCCTTACCGTTGATAGTAACGGCACGATGCCCATCAGTAGCGATATAGCCGACTCTTTGATTAAGCGTGTAGCATTCCTTACCACAAAACTTAACCTTACCAAGCCTGGACAAGGGTTTTTTAAAGACCTTTCCGCACTCTTGGCAGGTGATGTCGATTCTGTTTCTGGAATTTATCCCGGCACAAGCATTAGAGCAGAAAAACGTGGAGGTTTTCTTGAGTTCATAAGTGTGCCTGATGATACTTTTTCCGCAGATGTCACAAAAGACAGTGTGTTGCACGCCTCTATCGCTTCTTCCATCGGCCATGACGTTACTCCTTTCGCTGTAAAAAGGTTTATTGAAAATATAAATAGCTTACCACAACGGGGGATAAACAGCAAGAAAGAAAAACAAATTTTATTTTCACTCCCAATAACCCCAGAAATGAAATCAAAGGCCCTCAGAGAAGGGATGCCTTTGTATCAGGTGAAAAAGCCGGACATAATAGACCAGAAGTTCGGGAAATCAGTAAAAACATGGGATGAAAAAGTAACAGATTCAATCCAAAGCATTAAGGTAAAAGAGAAACGAGACGAGCTTCTTGACAAAGCCATAACGAAAGGTCTTGATAAATTAAGACCTATCAAAACCCAACTCGGTGATTTTCCTTATCAACTTCATAGAATGGAAACTGGTTTTATGATGCCTTTTGGAACGTTTCTTGAGCATGGCAAGTTAAAATGGAAGGAAGGTGTTTTTACTGTCGAAACTAAAAACGAGGGCGTTCTTCCGTTCCTGAGATCGTTAGGGAAAGATTGGGAGAAACTTCTATACTGGACTGCAGCTAAAAGAGCAGGGGTTCTCGAAGGCGAAGGCCGGGAAAGATGGCTTGATGCAGACGCGAGAAAGAAAATATTTGAATGGGCTGGTTCTCCTCTTGATAAAAAGATGATTGAGGCTTCCAAGAAGCTACAGGATTTCAATTCAAACATACTGGACGTAGCTGTCGAGGCTGGTCTTATAGACCCCGTGGCAAGAAAAGAATGGCAGTCTGACTTTTACGTACCTTTTTATAGAATATTCGAGAACGAACTTGCCAGAGACGAATTTTTAACAGGCCCGAGACTTTCAAATAAACATATTTCAGCGCAGATTAAAAAACTAAAGGGTGCCGATCAGAAGCTTGGAGATCCTGTCGAAAACTATTTACATAACTGGCTGCATTTAATCCATGAATCTATAAGGAACAAAGCTCGGGCAGCAGCTTTTGACGCTTCACAGGAAATAGGCTCTGAAGTTATTGAAGAAATAGAATATAAAGAAGGTGTTTCAAAGTACATTACCAATAAAATGAGACAGGCCGACAATGTTCTTACATTCAGAAGAGAAGGAAAACCTGTCTACTTTAAAGTCCATGACCCTGACTTATTCCAGGCATTAGCGAATGTGAACGTCAATAAGATGGACAACGTGCTTATAAACTTCATGGGTAAAACAAAAAGATGGCTATCCTATGGGGCTACATTCGGACCAGGATTTAGAATCAGAAACGTGCTAAGGGACACTTTACATACCTCAATAGTCGAGAAAGACTTTAAACCGTTTTACGATTCTTTTAAAGGCTTCATAAAGTCCATGCGCGAAGATCAAGATTGGATTGAATTTATGGCCTCCGGTGCTGGTTTTGGTGGATCATATGTGAATGATGACCCTGAAGCTGGAGCGAGATATGTTAGAAGGGTAATGAAAGCCGAGGGACCTAAAAATATTATACTAAATTCTCCTAAAAGACTGCTGGATTTTTGGGACAAGATAGGTGCTGCTTCTGAAAATGCAGCGAGAATCATGCTTATGGAAAATAAGCTTGCAAAAGGTGAAACTCAACTCGGGGCTGCGTTCGCTGCTCGAGATATCATGGATTTTAGTATGAGCGGTGGGTCTGGTGCTGTTCAGTTCTTAATCCGGACAATTCCCTTCTTAAATGCTCGAATGCAGGGTTTATATAGAATGGGAAGAGGATATAAATCAGACAAGAAGGCCTTTATGTTAAAAGGTGGTATGCTGTCAGTGGCTTCAATAGCTTTATGGTCGTTATTTAAAGACGACGAGCGATATAAAGAAATGGAAGATTGGGAAAAATGGACATATTATCACTTCTGGTTAGGTGAAACTCATTATAGAATTCCAAAACCCTTTGAGACAGGCGTTGTTTTTTCAACACTTCCAGAGACAATGGCGAATGTTATGAACGGAAACGAGGACACAAAACACATCGCTGATTTTATGGGTTACGCAGCCAGAGACGTGTTTTCATTAGATTGGCCTCAAGCCGTAAAGCCTTTAATGGAACAATGGGCCAACAAAAACACATTCACAGGCCGTCCAATAGTAGGGATGGGGCTTCAGGGTTTACCCGCAGGACAACAGGCTGACCCTTGGACGAGCGAAACAATGCAAGTCATGGGCGGAGCTATGAACATGTCCCCTAAACGCGCTGAAGCTCTTGTAAGGGGATATTTTAGCACGTTTGGAATGTTCTTGCTGGGCTCCACGGATATTGTCACACACTATCTATTTGACTTTCCGGAAAATCCAGAGATGATAATCGATGACATTATAGGTACGGGTGGATTTGTTCGCCGTGACAAGCCGGTCAGGAATACAAAATACATGAGGCATTTTTATGAAACCTCAGACGAAATCAATAAGCTTGTAAGGGGTATGCGACACTTTCAGGAAACCGGGGAACATTTAAAAGCCGCGAGCCTGATTCAAAAGAACGTTGGTAAATTTAAGGCAAAAGAGGAATTTAGCGATGTAAAAAGGAAGCTTACGGCTATTAATAAGAAAATTAAATCGATATATGAGTCTGATTTAAAACCTGAAATAAAAAGGGAAAGGCTGGACGAATTAACAAAAGAGAGGAATGAGCACGTTAAGACTATTTATGAGAAGTCTGTCTCGTGGGATAAACTCAGCGAAAAGGGTGTTGATGCAGAATTTATCACCAATATGGAAAGTGTGAAATCAGTAAAGAAACAAATAATAGACAGTAAAGACGACCCAAGGAGGGTGGTACAAATCGCCAAAGAATATAAGGCTGAGAGAAAGCTTATCCCTATAATGGAAGCTACTACAAGAAAGATGAATAAATACAGAAAAACTATTAAAGTGATTGAGAATTCCAGATTCAGCGAAGAAAAGAAAAGGGACATGATCGCATTGCAGAGAAGAAAGCAAGAGAAACTAATGCGATTTTTTAATAAGGTTTATCGGAGCAAGGCAGAGTGATTATTCCTTTGTTGCCGGAAGTTTTTTGTCGAAATCTAATTGATTAACCTTTTTATATATCTTGGCAAACGTCGGCTCTTTATTTTCGTCGATGTACGGACTTTTAATTTTTAAGAACAGTTCTCTCATTTCTTTTTCTAATTTTTCCATAATCATCCCCTCACGCTCCTTCCTGTTCCCGGTTCATCAACCTTAATTTCAGTCTCAAGATTTTCATCAAGGGACTTCAGGGCTTCGGTCATATCGGACACTATATCATCACCTTCTTTTTCAGATTCTTTTTTCTTACGCTCAGGGTCACTTCGGTTTAAACAGCATGTATCACACATGCAAATGGATCCGCCACCATATACTCCTGGTCGGCCTGGCTCGTTAATACACATATCGTTTACCCACATCATCCTCTCCTTTCAACACTGCCTATCGGTATAACTTGTTCTAATTAATCACCCTAAAACACAGATATGTCCCATGAAAAAAATCGTGAGATATGATCGAGAGCCTCATCGCTTAAACAGGGCACCGGATCAGAAGGCGTTTCATTAAGCCTCTTTATATCTATGCTTAAATTTAAAGCCAACATGTCTAAGTTTTCATATTTAAAGACCTTTGTTCCCAGGTCTGGCCTTAAATATATAAACTGACTTTTTCTATTCTCCGGTAGCGAGTGTAGAACGGAGTAATATGGGAAATATTTATCACTGCCGCCTGAATCATACGGATTGGTAAATACGGTTTTGTTTTTAATAATCCACTCTGAAAAAGTTATATCTCGAACACTATCATTCATTGCATCAATATATGGCGGATGATAGTCACCATTAATGGTTTTCAAAAACTTATATAAACTCCATAGTCTTATCACAGGATCTCTAACAACACCGATTTTTTCCCACCTGTCATACCCATAAGGAACACCATCAGCTTCCATGTGCCTATAAAGACAAATGCTCTTTTTATACTTTTCAAGAACTGCGGTTTTTAAAGATGTAGAGCCTGTTCTCGGTATTAAAATTAATATTTTTTTAAGTTCAGGTATTAAAATCATTTCCCCTCCACATATAAATAATGCCTTAGATTATGTTTATCTATTAAATCATCCACTGACACGTCTAACAATCCGTCATGTAAGAGCCTGTGGCATCTGCGGCACATTGTGAGGATATTCTCAATGATACCAAGGTGTAATCTGCCCTTGGGCACAATATGATGGAAATCGAGGCGATTCATCGGCCTGCTCCGACTGCATATCTGACATTGGAAATTATCTCTCTCAGCAACCAATTTTTTAAGACCTCTCCATATATGTTCGCTGACCTTCACACCCCTTTTGGGCATTGAAACTATTTTACGGTTTTGTAACATCTATCTCAACCCGCCTTATTTCTTCGTCGTGTTCAGGCTCTTCAATAATTTCAACAATGCTTCTTTTATACTTAAAAACAAGAATGTTGTCAGTTTCCCAATCTAGGCTGATGGGTATTACCTTATTTGTTTTCTTGTTTACTAAAGCGTATCCTTTCATAATCACCTCTCCTTATTATCCATGAGTTCGTTCACTGTTATCTTTAATCCAATTATGCGTTTCGCAGTTATCTTTATGATAACAACGCTCGCAGTCCTTTATTTTCTCTGTTTGGTCTATGGAGTTGTCACACACGCAATGCTCCTCTTCACGATCTGGGCACTCAGCACATGGACAAGTATCTTCTGGATATTCGCTCATGTTATCCCCTTTCTTTAGCCTGCGCTTCGAGTTCTTCAGGGTCAACCCCTATAACCTTGGCACATATTAATTTCGCCTCATTAAATTTAAGGTCAACCATGTTTTGCTCCATTTGGTCGAATGCAAATGACTTAAAATGAAAGAATACCTGATTATTTTTAACTTCAAATACATCATAATAACCCATTGCTAACTTACATCGGTTTTTCACCTTCTCTGGTGTGTCCCAATCTTCATCTGTAGCGTTCTCAGCCACGATTTTAAATATAGCGTGTACCCATTTTAATTGCTGATATGAACGCTCCTTGCGAGTTCCCTTGAGTTTGGCCCTTAATATCTGGTTTGGCTTATAGACCTTGGCCTCTTCCATATCCTCGTCTGAGTATGGAATAAGGGCATATCCAGTGTAGTTTTCGACCCGGCGCCACTGTGTTGAGATTTCTATCATAATCCTAACCTCTTAACTTCTAATCGAATTGTCTCATACTGTTTATGAAGCAATTTCCGTAACTTTTGTAAGCCCATCTTTTTTTCAATTCGATAATACCTTAACATATCTATATGATTTTCAAACCCGTAAAGATCCGCTACCACTTGCCAATCGGTAGAACTGAGAGTCCGACCCACCGGGTTGCTTTTAGATATCGGCTTAACTTTCATTTTAACAGGTTTTTGTGGAGGGTCTGGAATATCATTATAATCATATTCACCAGACAAAGATAAATCATACAAATAAGGCCGGGCGCAGTCATCACATGGGAAATCATTTTTAGCATTGTCGGCGTAAAAACATTTCCCTTCTGAACAGGGACTACACACAGCCGGAATATGCTCAATAAAGCTTTCCGAGTCGAAATAAAACCTGCTATGAGGATCTGAAAAGTTAGTTGTCATTAAGCCACCATTGAGACATTTAACACTATTTTTTCACCAGCATCCAGCCTTTTAAAGATATCCTCATCAAACATGAATGAATCTAAATGTACCGCACCGAGCATATATTTTTCATTATCGCTGTAAAGCTCGATCATGTCACTATCCCTCTCGTTTACAATCGCTATTATTTTCATTTTATTTATTCTCCACTATCTCCTGGAACACCGCAGCAACCTTATCAAACTGTTCTTCGCTGTCGACATCGCCTTCCTGCTTTACGGCTTGCTCCCAGGATTTTTTATCCTTATTAATGCAGTCCATAATCAGCTTGAGGGTATCGGCGGACAGGTCGCTTTTGGAACTTTCTTTTTCCGGCTTTGTTTCGGTGTCTTTCCATGACAGATAAGATTTCCAGAATCCGTCAAAATCTTCCATCGCGCTGACCTTCAACTCATCTTCTTCGATGCCGTTAGCCTTGGCTGTGACCTCAACAAATTCGTCAATCTGGTCGGTGTATTTTCTTCTTTTCAGCTTGGCATCAAAACCGGAAGTGTCTATTTTTACTGGATCTGCCGCATTAGAGCCGAACCAATCTTCCTTTTTGCTCATTCCGTCATTGATAGAGTTGTAAATTTGACCCATTTCAACGATTTGAGTTCTGACCATTGCTGATGTTTTGTGCTGAAGTCTGTCCTCAACCATTTTCTGTGTGATCCCGATCTCCTTAAATTTGACCAGCATGGCCCTTATCAGGTCTTCAATCGGCTTTCCGCCAGCACCCACCAGAGTCTTCCCACAGGCTTTTACGGCTTCATCCACTATGTCACCCGGTATCACCCCAAGAATACAAGCCCTGAGCCTTCTCGCTCCCTGGCTGGCAACATATTCATAAATGTCTCTTGGGTCTGTGAGAGCATTGCTTCCCTGTTTTGTGTGCCGAACATGCGGGACTTTAAAGTTTTTGACCTGTCTTGTGTTGGTTTCAACGTCCCACGCAAAAGATTCAACCTCTGACCATCCGTTTTCCTGGGAAAGTTCCCGTACTCCAAACTGCATGTTCCCCCAATTCTGAGCCAGAACTTCAGCAAGCCGGATTGAAGGGCCGGTTACTTTTTTACCGCCTCTTGGGTAAACATAGGTGGCTGTTTCAGCGAGAGACTTCCTCTTACAGGCTTCCATAATCTTATCAAACGCTAAGTGTTGATCTCTCGGGAATTTTTTAGCGATGATCATTGCGGCCTGGACTTCCTGAACTGCCCTTGCTGATTCTATCTCAACAAGTGCGTTCTCCTGTTTTTTTGCTACCGGGAATAAATTGTCTTCCATAATTCCTTCTCCTTATTTTTTCCTGAAAGTTGTTACATCGGCCTGAAATATTCTGATTCCGGCAATTTCACGAAAACCGGCTTCGATCAGGTGTTTTATTTTCTTTTCGTCCAGCAATATATACTCGGCAGGAACCTTTTTGATGTCCTCAAGCTCGAAAGTCCATTTTAGCTTAGTTTTTGCCGATCCGCTTGCTGTTTTTATGGTGTCTCTGCTCTCTACAATAACCGGGGCCACCCTCGCAGCTTCAATCTTGTTATTTTCAGCTTCGATTCGTGCCTGTTCTGCCGCCTCGTCTGCTATTTTTCTGGCCTCTATCTCAGCTTTTTCGGCGGTTTCCTTGGCCTGTTTCTCAGCCTTCACCCTTGCGATAGCAGCAGCCTTTTCAGCTTCTTTTTTATTTTTTGCCTGTTTCCGCGCTTCTTCCTCCGCTTTCACAGCTCTTTCCTCGGCCCTCTTCGCTTCTTCTTCGGCGGCTATTCGGGCTTCCTCTTCGGCTTTTGCCCTTGCTTCGGCTTCGGCTTTTTCACGGACAAGGCGGTTCTTTTCCTCGGCTTCCCGGTCAAGCTTGGCCTGTAGTTCGGCGGCTTCTTTTCGCGCAACTTCAGCTTCAGCTTCAGCTTTCAATCGCATTTGTTTATTATACTCCGTGACCTTGGGCCTTAATATTTCAGGAACACCCTCAAGCTGGTCACGATAGCCTTTTGCGAAGCTGTCTATCGCAGAGGTGAATTTCTTGAAAGGGCCGATAATGATCTTTCTGGCTCCTTCCAGCTTCTTAATCAGACCTTTCGCCTGATTTGCCATGCCCGTAGCCTTTTCTGCCGATTCGTCTGAGTCAACAATAAGAGCGTTGGCCTGTGTGCTGAGATCAACTATTGCGACCTCGTACACATCAAACTGTTTTCGATAAGGTTCAGGGTCGAGCTTCTCTGCGATTACAATAGCCCCGTCGTCAAGAACTTCGGGTTCCATAATTGGAGCATTGGCGTGAAAGCCGCTGTCCGGGTCTTTTTTACCGCCATTAAGTGCTGCACCAAAATCTATCCCCTTGCTCATATTATCCTCCTTAGTTAAAATGTTTATACAGCGATAAAGCTGCTTTGAATTTATTCAAATCATTCTCGTATTCCATATATTCATCAGGCTTTGGCATCTTACCGTCCTTATTCAATCTGACACACAGTCCTCTATACGTGACTATCTTTTTATCATAATTAGCCAAATGGCGATATGCGGCTACTTGTAAAGGCCAAGTCTTTGAAGGCGCAACGCTCGTTTTCCAATCAACTAAAGTTAATTTTTCATCGCCCTTTAAAACGCAAACCAAGTCAGGCTTTCCGCAAAAACCACTGGCTTTACTAATAAGCCTTTCCTCAACCATGATAACCTTGTCAATCATCAGGTCGCTCCACCTTTTGAAGCTTTCTAAATACCCCTTATATTCAGGCTCAAGAGGTAGTGACCACACGCCAGTTACGTGACAGGTCGCTGCTGCGTGGACGGCAGTACCTCTCATTCTCGACTCTTCGGTGAACCAATTTTTATCTATATAAGGAGATAAAACATCGGTTACACTTGGCAATCCTGTGGTGTTTTCGTATGTCATTATTCCCACATATGTTTAAAGTTTTCGAGGCTCCACGACCCCCTATAATTATATTTTGTATGGATATGAAAGAGAGTCCTCCATAAATATTCTTGCCATTCATATTCTTCTATATCGTCTTGCAGTTTATTAAACTCTTGGGTGGTCATAATCTACCCCCTGAAAAGCGTTGCAATCGGAATCATCATGCCGAGAACAACAATTTCGATCATAAAGATTGCTTCGTATATGTATCTGGTGAATTGTTTCATCACGCCTCCTTTTCAATTAATCATGTGAAAAATGGTTGAACCGGACAAAGATAAACGACCGCACAGGGTATAGTCTCTGTCTCTTCGGCCTTCTGTGCTTATCTCGTCAGAAACCACGAGCGTCTTAGTCTTAAAACCCGGTTCAACCAAAAAGAACTATGTCGATAAAGCTCTTTAAAGAGATATTAAGGATAGTGCGGTATCCACTCTTGTCTATGCCTCTTTCGACAGGTTGCTACTTATCAAGTCCGCACCCAGGGCGGTGTAACCCGCGTCTAAATGTTGGTCGGCTTAATTCAATCGTGACGTTTACGGCTGATATCTGTGAGCGCCAAGACCCAGATTGGCCTTGTTCCGCATGGCATTCGCCGCCTGGTGCGCCCACACCGACAGGAGTAGCTACTAAGAACCTGAAACGCGGGTTTTACGAATGCGCTTCCAGTGTTCATCCCCATCACGACTGAACTAAACCGACCATGTAAAAGTTGTTGGGGTAGTGCAGGGATTTGCACCCTGCACGGGCTTATTGCTGTTTAGCCAACACTCATTTAGTGAGGACAATGGTTTTAATCACAGCATTTTCTGGCAGTTCTGGCTCGGCGTGTTTACTTGGCTTCTTTTATCCAGACTTTTTCAAGCTGCCAACCCTTAACCATTAATTCCGCTACTACCCCAAATTGTAAAAGAACGATAAAACTACTTTTAGGATTCAATCCTCATTCTACATATAGTAAGATTTGTTGGATTGTGAACGTATTTTATCACGCCAGAATCATATGTCAAGGATTATTATTTCATCCATGAAATTAAATTATTTTAAGAATAAAACAAAAACAGCTTGCATTGATGTTTGATCTGTGAGATAAGTTGAATTATGAAAAAATTAAAGTCATACTTGAAACGAAACAAATTAAAGTACACTCCTTGGAGCGTAAGGCACAAGCTGTCACCGTCAAGTGTTTATCGGTTCCTGAACAACAAGGGAACATCGCTTGAAAATATCAAGAAAATATCGGCTGCTTCGGGCATTTCTATTTATGATTTAACTCGTTAGGAGGATATATTGCACCGCAAAGGAAAACTTTTATAATGAAATGGTTAAAAGAATGTGAAATTTGCAATGCTGGTCTGTGTTCGCGATTCGATGAATTAATAAAATCGGGCATGAGTCAAAGAAAAGCTGCTAAACGCCTTGAGTCAGAGCAGGTGGAAAGTATTGGTGAGGCTGTTTATTCAGCCGACGCTTTAAGGCGAAGATATATTCACAACAAACCACTGGAGCAAAACGCTCCACCTGATATAGGTAAAACCGATATCGGCGTTAAAACTTGTGCTGTGGAAGATTTAGACAGGCTTATAAAGTCTGGTAAAAAATTTCCGACCATATACGCAGACCCGCCATGGAAATATTCAAATCAAGGAACACGTTCAGCGACAAATAATCATTACGATACAATGACGGTGCAGGAATTAACCGAACTTCCTATAAGTAAACTTGTAGAAGAAAACGCCCACCTTCACCTATGGACAACAAACGCTTTTTTATTTGACGCTAAAAAAATAATCGAAGCGTGGGGTTTTGAATATAAAAGCTGTTTTGTATGGGTAAAGCCTCAAATGGGAATAGGAAACTACTGGCGGGTGTCCCATGAATTTATGTTTTTTGGAATTAAAGGAAAGCAGCCGTTTTTAAACCGAGCGCAAAAAAGCTGGAAAGAAATTAATCGCACCAAGCACAGTCAAAAACCGGAAGAAGTTGCACGGGCCATCGAACTTGTTAGCCCTGCACCATACCTTGAACTTTTTGGAAGAAGGGTGCGAGAAGGTTGGACGGTTTGGGGGAATGAAATAGAAAGAGATTTGTTTAATGAGGAAGCGTTTGGCTAAACAGGATTACGACATAGTAACACCGAATAATGAAAAAATTTATACTGAGCCTGGAAAGAACGGGCCTGAAGATATGAAAATATTTACAAGGTTCCCGAAAATTCCGTGGGCGCACAGCCTATATTATATCGGAGTTTGTTTAAGATTAAAGGGATTAGTGGAAGATAGAAATTATCCAAGACCAAAATTTAAGGGAAGAAATATGCTTGTTGAGTTTTGCAATGAATGCATTACCCGGCTTGACAAATCAATTAAGCAAATTTGTAAGGATTTTAATATTCCCACCAGGGAAGATAAATGACAAATACACTTTTAACAGCAATATTTACAGGTTCATTCTACTGGCTATGGGTCTTCTGGTCGTGCGTCTCTTATCTGTCGTGGGGGATAGGATGAATTTCGGCACATTGTTTTCCGGAATAGAAGGTTTCGGTCTTGGATTTGAACAGGCCGGTATGACCTGTAAATGGCAATGTGAAATAGATAAACACGCAATCGCAGTATTAAAACATCAATTTAAAGATACTAAAAGGTTTAAAGATGTCAAAAAAATCGGAGGAAGAAAACTTGAGCCTGTTTCCCTCATTTGCGGTGGATTCCCTTGCCAAGATGTGTCCGTTGCCGGAAAGCGGAAAGGCTTGGCTGGAGAGCGATCAGGCTTATGGTTCCATTTTCATCGAATTATTGAAGAAATACAACCATCTTGGGTTGTCATTGAAAATGTACCGGGATTACTTTCTTCCAATAAAGGAAAGGACTTTGGAGTCATCCTGGGAGGGTTGGTCGAATGCGGGTATGGCACAACCTGGAGGGTGCTTGACAGTCAGTATTTCGGAGTGGCCCAAAGACGCAGACGTTTGTTCATTGTCGGAAGTCTTGGAAATGGAAGTAGCGCAGAAGTTTTATTTGAGTCCGAAAGCCTGTCGCGGAATCCTGCGGAGAGCAGAAAAAAGAGGGAAGGAGTTGCCGGAACAACTCAAAACGGCATTGAAAGCTGTTCTTATGACGGAAGCCAAATAACTGACACGCTTGATGTGTCGATGTTATCAAAAGGGCAGATGATGCCAGATAAAAAGAGATTTCCTTGTGTGATTGAGGAAAAAACAAATGTAAACGCCTTAACAACTAACCCTTATGCAGATAATTTATCCCAGGAAGACAAGCTGATATGTCAGAAAAAAACCGCTGACCCGGTAATTTTTGAACCTTTTTCTGAAGATGGAGCCCCAAGAATCCAAAAAAAGGGAATAAGCCCAACGCTGAGGACTAATCAGGGTGGATTAAAACAGCCATGTATTTGTATTCCGATCAATACCATGACAGCACAAGGAAGACCCTCTGATAAAGACAGGATGGGGAGTGGTATAGGTAAAAACGGTGATCCTGCTAACACAATAAGTCAGGCTCATTGCCACGCTGTTTGTTTCGATATTCATACCAATGATGGAGGGCCCAATAAAAGAAAAGATCGTCCGAATGGTGGAATGTATATAAACAAGGTTGATAAATCCTTAACGATTGGAAGCCCGAATAAAACATTATCGGTTCAAAAGAGTGTGGTCCGGAGGCTAACCCCAAGAGAGTGCGAAAGGCTTCAAGGTTTTCCTGATGATTGGACAAAATACGGAATAGACGAAAATGGAAAAAAAATAGAAATATCGGACACTCAGAGATATAAAACTTTAGGAAACGCCGTGACCGTTAGTGTGGCGAAATGGATAGGTGAAAGGATTCTGAAGAATATAAATTTGAAGCCATGTATGAAAAGGGAATGAAAATACCGGCAGGATTATGAAAATAGACCGGCAAAAAGTATATGAGAGATACGACGGCCACTGTGCTTATTGCGGCAGAGAAATTAAATTTAAACAAATGCAAGTCGATCATTTCTGGCCTCAATTCCTTGCTCATTTTCAGCCGGATCTAGACAATAATAGGCCTGGGAACCTTATGCCATCTTGTCGTAAGTGCAATATCCACAAGGGTGGCATGAAGCCCGAAGAATGGCGGAAAGAATTATCATTGCAAGTCACACGATTGCGAAAAAACGCTCAGTTTGACAGAGCGTTAAGATTTCATCAAATTGAAATATTCGAAAGGCCCATAGTATTTTTCTTCGAATTATATAAGGCAGGATTATGACCAGAAACCGCAAACCATGTAAAAGGGAACTAAAGGGAAATTATGAAAATAGAAGAATATGAAAAATTAATACCTCACGCCTGTAGTTTAAGGACAGCACAGGCCCATTATGAGGTTTTAATGTGGTGTTGGAGCATCACGGCAGGTTTGATGAAATGTCGTGCTGTTGAGGGCCCGCAGCGTTGTCATGGTTGCGAAATATCATCTATGTCTCAAAGGTTAAAGAAGTTTATTAAAAAATGCCAGATGGAAGGCCGGCCATATTTCAGGGGATACTATGAAAAAGAAACTCCCCACAAGTAAAGAAATGATAAAGATCCGAGCAAAAGCAGCCCAAAAGCAGGGCAGGGCATACCTGGATAAATACCTGAAGCCTGGGCCAAAACCACACTTGAAAGATTATTTAAAGACTGCGAAGATAACGGGGGTAGGGATATGAGTCAAAATTGCACAAGATGTGATTGTACAGGATTCTTAAATCTTAATCAGATAGATTCTGAGTTTTATGGTGAAGATGTCTGTGATTGCTCTGATGAAAACGAAATTTTAAAATGGATTAAAGAACATAACGACCATGATGTTCAAGTCTGTGATTGCTGTGGCGACGGAGAAAATTGGTATGGTGTTCCTGGTGAGCATTATAATAATGACGACCCTATGGGTGAGCTTGGCCCGTATGCTTTTAATGGCGGATTGTGTGAATGCCATTAAATAACCCTTGACTTTCAAATTACAGGATATAAGATATGGGTATGATTGAAACTGACAAAATGAAAATACAATTTGGTATTGAGTTGCCCTATAACCGTGAGGCGGGGAACCTCGTCAAAGGTCAATCCACTCGATATCAGAATTACTCAAGGCTCGGAGTTAACCGCTTCGGGCCTTTTGTTTTTTTGGGAGGTATATAATCCAATGAAAAAATTAGACCTAAAACTTAAAAATCTGCGGTTAAAGAACTATCTCTACCGGCTCAAACTTTTATACAGAGACTCAAGGTTTGCGGATGAATACAAAGTTTGTGAGGCGGCTCTTGAGGCTGAGATGAAAAAGAATGATGCGTTGATAGAGGTGATGTGAAAAAGTTTATATCTAAAATACTAATAGCGATTCTTACAGCGCTACCATATAATGACTATATATCAAGAATAGTCGATAGGTTGCAAGATGATTGAAACTGTGTCTGTGTTCAAGGGTGCTAAAAATCCTATTCCAACCGAGTCAACGGATTGGCTCACCGTTTTAGAAAATATAAAATCAGACAAATATAAATCAGTTATTGAAAAATGTCGTGGATTTACTGACCCTGTGAAATATAGAGAATTTAAAACAAAACTTCCTGCTGTGACGTTTTGTGGAGAATTTAAGGATAATCGAGAAAAAGGAAATATTCAATCCACCACAGGCTTCATAATTCCTGATATTGACCATATTGATAATGTTGAATCGGTTTTTAATCTATTAAGCCAGGATGAAAATATATGGTTCGCTTTCCGTTCTCCGTCCGGCAATGGGATAAAATGTGGTATCAGAGCAAAGGCTATAGCCACAGATGAAGACATTAAAAAACTATACGCAGCAATAGAGCATTACTTTAAAAGTGTCTACAACATCAAAATAGACCCTGCCTGTAAAGATATTTCAAGGCTCACGTTCATATCTCACGATCCTAAATTATTTATTAATTCAGATCCGTATTACTTTAATATAAAAAAATGGACAAGCAATGGCCTGCCTGAATATATTTTACCAGAAAATCGAAATAATGGCTGGCAAGAAAAATATGGTCGTAAGGTTATTGAAACCGCCTGTGATGAGATAAGAAATAGCCAGCCTGGGGAACAACATGCTATTAGACTTCGAAAAGCATATTTAATAGGTGGATTTATAGGAAGTGTTGTAAATGAATCTGAGGCACTTTCAGCACTTGAGCAGGCCGTTATTGATTCGGGCGCTAAGAAAGTATCTGAAGCTATGAAAACGGTTAGGGATGGTATTGCATCAGGCAAACAAAGCCCTATAACTATCGAAGAAAATCCTAAGTATGCGAAAAGAGAAGAAAATAATGATTATTGGGATGTAGACAAGGTAGACAAGGTAGACGGAGTAGACAAACGACGGCATGAGGGGACAGATGGCGACGTAGGGCGACAAGAAGTAGACAAGGGCGACAGCCCACATCCAGACACCGGCCCACAAAACTTAGCAGCTCATATAAGAGAATGGATAACAAATTCAACTGGTTCTTTCACCACAGAACAACTTGATAGAGAGTTTTGTCTTACATCTCGCAACGAAAAAAAGAATCGTTCAAAATGCCTCACTGTATATATAGAAAATAAATTAGTTAGAAGGGATAAACGAATAAAAGGAAAGTACCATATTCTCGACACACAGGTTGAGTTTGTAAATCTTCACGCTGTTGAGGAAAAATCTTTTTCTATTATTTTACCATTCAACCTGCACGACTATGTGAAAATTCCACGCAAGGCAATGATTGTTTGCGCCGGATCTGGAAATGCTGGGAAGACCGCCCTTGCACTGAATATATTAAAACTTAATCTTAAACAAAAATATGAAAAAATATATTTGTTTTCAGAAATGGGTTTAAGTGAATATAAATCCAGAATTATGTCTTTTAAATTACCACTATCAGATTGGGATTGTGTTAAGGCTGCTGATAAAAGTTATGGTTTTGACGGAGTTATCGAACATCACAACCAAGACGGTTTGACCTGTATAGATTTTTTAGAAGAAATCGAAGGTGAATATTTTAAAATAGCGAGTTCGATCAGGGATATTTATGATTCTCTTGGTGAAGGTGTTGTTTTTCTTAATATACAAAAGAAAAAAGGTAGTGAATTCGCAAGGGGTGGTGAGGCGACCCAAGAGAAAGCTCGGCTATATATGACACTTGATTTTATGGCGCTGGTTGGAAATGATATAATCTGTGCGTTGAAGATTACGAAGTTAAAAGAATGGCGAAATAAAAATCTATTAAACCATGAAATTCATTTTAAACTCTCAAACGGTTGTATTATTCAACCTTTAAACGATTGGACACTATCGCGCAAGATAGACCGTCAAAAATGTATCGCTGAATATGAGAGTATAAGAAGAAAACCTTTGGGCGATAATGATTTTACATTTATGTCTAAAGATGGGAATCAGGTTTGCGTTAGAGAAGCCGCAGCTTTGAATTGGGCTGATGAATTTACAAATATAGATGTCCAAGCCGAACTTTTAAGGATGTCAGCTGACAGTAACAAGAAGCCGTTTTTAAGTGAGTCAGGGTATTTCTTTCAGATATCTGGAATATTACAAAAATTAAACAAAAAGAGGCTTGATAAATGAAGCAACCATCACTAGAAGAACTAAGAGAACGGTATAAGGCGTTAATTAAAAAGCAGAACAAAAAGCAGTTTAAAAAATATGGGAAGGTTAATGAGAATATTCCGGATGAGGCAGGGAAATGATAAAAATAAAGAATCTTATTGATGGGATTGGAGGGTGATATGAAACAAATATTCATATCAGGCAATGTTCCATCCTCTAAAAATAGTAAAATTAAGACCGAGCGTGGAATATTTCATTCGAAAACTGTCTCAAAGTATCTCAGACAGATAGGTGTCAAGTCATATTCTATGCAAAAAAGAGAAGTTGAGGAATATAAGCGCAGCCCAAACAGCTTTGCGCTTGAAGTAGGTTCGTTCTTTTCACGGTCTGATTTTCCTCTTGAGGTTGGATTTCATTTCGTAAGGGATTCAAGGCGGAAGTTCGATATAATAAACATGATGCAGGTTATTTGTGATTTGTTAGTTGCTCATAGATTTATACCGGACGATGATGCAAGTCATTTAATTCCATATACGTTCAAGGTGAATGATAAGTATTATTCGATAGATAAGGACAATCCGGGTGTTTGGCTAACTATTCAAGGAGGCTTGCCATGAAAAACTTTATAACTCAAATGCAGCATCAGCACGAAAAGAATCTGCAGCTTGCGAGCTTGGCTAAAGACCTGGTTCTTTTCACAAATGGTTTAGTTGTAAAACACAGAGATGATAAAATACTGTCCGTAACACAAATTCTCTATAGATATCGAGAATTAGCAAAGCGAGCAGAAAAACTGCTCAACACTGAGGGGGAATGATGGAAAAGGTATGTTCTAATTGCAGGTATAATGGGAAGGGGACACCGGCATGCACCACCACCAATGACAAGAATGATAATTGTATTAATTGGAAACCAAAGGAGGAAAAGAGTTGCGCCACATGTAAAATATATAATTTATGTGTGTATGGCGCAAATTTATATTCGGCCTGTGATGCGTGGCCACCAAAAGGAGGAGACATGAAGTATAAAATATTGAAGGAAATAAACCTACTTACATTAAAAAAAGCTGATTGTCCAGACGAAGGAATATTGTACTATGTAAAGGAATTTTATTCCGGCCGCATCACAGACACCGCGAGGATATTAAAACATATCCAAGCCAATAAACCTCAATGCTGGCTCGACTGGCTTATTAATAATAAGTTTATCTCGGCCAGCGAGAGGACGTATGGAATAGGCGATAGGTTTATGGTTGATGGTGAAGAAGCTATGTTGTGTCAGGTAGACGCTGAAAAATATGTCTTTATCGGGACAGAAGGTGATGATTTAGGCAATAGGTTAACTGGCCCGGTTTATTCCGAATGTGATATTTATGATGTGCCAGAAAGTGTTATAAAACAAATAACTTCAAATTGGAAGTGGAAATATCTCAGGAGTGGAAAATGAAAAAACTAATCCCGATCATAATAGTTTTAATTTGTGTTATAAGAATTCCAATATCCGAACATGGTATAAATCCTTTCTGGTTTGGTGTCGATTTCAGACTCTCTATGTTGACCGTATTGGTTTTATGCTGCTTGGCGTGTTTTTGTCCGTTTATATGGGGGTACAATCGCTGGATAGCGGTCTTTTTGGGATTATGCGCTGTTCAGCTATTTATATCCAATTCAGACGCGACCATGGCCTCACTGGGGTATGTTACGGCTGCTATCGGATTCTATTACATAATATGTGTTGTAAAACCCAAGACCGAATCTTTATTAAAAGCTATCCGAATTTCAGCATATTTCACTATAGGCGTTTCATTGTTCATGTATTATTTATTTCCGATAATTTTGGAAGCGTCCGGATGGAGTCTTTTTCTCAAGACTGATGGAAAGATAGGACTTTTCGGCAATCAAAACATGCAGTCTGCGTTTTTAGCTGCCTGCTTACCGGCGTTTTTTTATAAACGAAGCTGGAAATTAATTCCTGTGGTGATCATTTGTATGGTAATAGCCAAAACCTATGGCGGCATTTTAGCCCTTGCGGTAGGTGTGGTCTTTTATGTTTACTTTATGAGATATAAAATTGGTAATAGGTTACCTTTTACCACAAAGCCCTGGATTATTCCTCTTGCCGTGATACTTATTTTATCAACAAGTCTCGGTCTTTACTGGAAGTTTATCGATAATCCTAATCTTCAGAGGCACCTAAGATGGACCAGGGCTTATAATATGTCCCTCGAGTCCCCTGTGTTTGGTCATGGTATAGGGGCGTGGAAAGCCGAGAATGTAAGAATGCACCCGCCAGGACATCGATTTCATTACAAGGTTTCGGACCATGTTCATAACGAATATTTTGAAGTGCTTTATGATCAGGGTTGGATAGGCGTTCTTTTAATATTTGGGTATTTGGTTAATTTATTGATAAAGGCGAACTATAAAAATATTATCCCGGTGACAGGATTAGTCATTATTGCGGCTAATTGCGTTCCTAACTTTCCTATGAGGATTGCGCCTATAATAGTGATTGCTATGACGTATGCTGCGATGGTGGATATGAAAGAAAGGGAAATAATTGAAAGATTATAGAATAATATTAAAAGTTAAAAACAATTATTTATTAAAACATATGGAGAACAAAGGGATACGTATAGCTGCAGAACTTTCAAGGCTTTCCGGGGTTGCACAATCAAGTGTTGGAGATTTTCTTAATTTAAAACAAACACCATATGGTAAAAATGGTGAATACCTAGAAAGTATTAAAAAAATAGCAGCCGTATTAGATGTTCCACCATCACATTTATTCCCGCCACAGCACTTACATGAGGTGCTAAATAAAAATATTGGAGAGATAGAAATTAATAAAGAAGAGGCATTGTGTTTTTCTAATATAATAAAAAATCCAGAGGAATTAATTCTCGACAGGGAGCAATCAGGCCAAACAAGAAAGTTATTATCAATACTTTCTCCAAGAGAAGAATGCGTGATTAGGGAAAGGAACGGTTTTGATGACCGTCCCAAAACACTTGATGAGATAGGCAGGGTGTTAGGTGTGGATAAAGAGAGAATAAGGCAAATAGAATCGAAGGCGCTCAGAAAGTTAAGACGCAAACTCATTGTGTAAATAACACTTGACAAAACAGGAGGATAAAAATGTGGAACCCGTTTAAGAAACTAACAAAAAGGATAGAGGCTCTTGAAAAAATGTTCCGTGACCTCAAAGAAGAGGTTAGGGAAGATATTATCAACATAACCACACTTGATAACATCGACATTGCGAAAGTGCGATATGCTGACAGAATCGGCAAAAGGGTAATGGAGTTGGAAGAAAAAGCGGGGTTTAAGCTCCACGCGGCCAATAAGCTGTTGGGCCAAGTGAAGGATCTGTGCTCGGTTTCTATTGAGTTTTTCGACAAGCTAAATGAGGCAATACCTATAAAGAAAAAGGGGAGGTGATGCCAATATGAAATAAAAACATTTTCAAGTCGAGAAATTAAACGGAAAGGGCTTGGTTCGGGCCGAGCCCTTTATCAATCAAACAGGAGAATAGCATGAAAACTTTAATAATTATATTCATTGTTTTAATGCCGATTTCAGTGTCAGCCGTACCATTTACCGGGCTGTCTGACCAGGATGTTTTTGAGCCGGTCAAGCTGGATGTGTATATGTTTCCGGCTATTACAGAAGTTGTCTCTGAGTCATTATGTAGCCCTGTGTCCACACCAGTATATATTTTCACAGAGGTTGAAGCCCCTGCTCCGGTTCCAGAACCAGCCACAATGTTTTTACTGGGAGCCGGATTGATTGGGATCGCTGCGAGCCGAAGAAGGAGAAAGCTATGAATAACAGAAAAAACGACCGGATATTTAATCCGTTAAAAATAACAAAGGTTAAAAACAGAAAAGCGATCATGCAGGCTTATAAACAGGGCAGATTGATTCAGTTCACGCGCCCCATAGACATAACAAAACGCCAATGTATGAGCAAATTACAATCATGGGTTAAGGCTGGTGCGCGAGTGGATGAGGTTGTAATGTGGAAGATAGAGAACCCGAGCCTGGGTAAGTAGCCGAAAGGGGGAGTTATATGAGGTTTAAATCGTTTTTAATTGGTGCTATTGTGGGTGCAGCAGCCGTTTTTTTACTTTATTACCAGGAGGGCGTAGTAAAAGAAAAAGGAAATAAAATAAGTTATTTAAAAAATCGAAAGCTTTTAAACATGGCGAATACAGTCAGCCCTATCATACAACAAATATCAGAAAAGTTAGGAGAATACGAAAATTGTCAAATAACGGCGATTGATAATCTCGCGTGGTCTAAGGGCGGGAGTTTAATATATAAGCGCGAACCGATAAGTTCATGTGTAGGCGGTGTTGGTAATGCTTATTATATTCGTGTTTATTTATGGGAATGGATTGATGGAAAACTATGGCATAAACCAACACATGACGTTTCATTGGGATGTTATTCGTGCATTCCGGAAGAAGATGTTTTAATACCACATTGGGATGAAAAACTTCAAAACGCTGAACTTGGCAAGAAATATTTAGTGGTGGGTCGTAAGAGCTAAAATTATCTTGCTATAATGCAATATACGAAGTATGATAGGCTTTATTTCCATTATTCTCCTTGAGGCTCGGGGCTTTTGGGCTCACGCCTGAAGGCCCCAAGTCATATCAAGGAGCTAACCACAAGGAGGCTATTATGGAAGCAGTAGCGTTATGGATTGCGGCAAATCCTGAAGTATCAGGCATTCTTTTCGGTCTTATCGCCAACACAATCACAAAATACATTAATAAGTTCGGAGGCCCCGAAGCAGACCTTATCACGCTTTTATATCGTGGAGTGGTAAAGGCTTCAAAAAAGAAAACAATTCCGATTCTTATCTTGTCAATGTTCGTCGTATTCTCGGGCTGCACTCAGTTTAACAAACTCATTAAAGACACTGGTGTAAGCATAGAAACTCAAGAAGCTGTTATTGACGCTATCGGCTATGAACTCGGTTCAAAGTTTAAGAAACAGCATCCTGAATACATCGGTCATGCAAACAGGGTCTGCGACCTGATATTAAATTCCGACGATCCGGAGTATATTGGAACTGCGCTTCGAGACGCGCTTGCAGACCTATCGAAATACATTAAAGATCCTGAAATTCGGAGCGTTACCGAACGGCTTGCAAAAAAGCTCAAAATATCAGTCGAACTTGACGTAAACACTCTTGATATGGCACTTGCTAAAGTCGGCGTTCAGGCGTTCAAGGAAGGGCTTGAATGAAAAACTACAAATATACCGATAGTGTGAACGACAACAACAAAAAACCTTCATACGTTATGAACCTACTCCTGGCCTTTGACCAGCTTGGACACGCTTTCCTGGGAGGACATCACGACGAAACCATATCGTCTCAACTCGGAAAGGTGAAGCAAGCCCATGGCGGAAAAATACCGTGGAGAATGCCGTTCTCTAAAGCGACAGATTGGGTTCTTGACAAGATAGATCCAAATCACTCTATCGATGCAATAGAACACGACGAAGGAACTGGCCCGGTTATGTTAATCAAGGACGGATTCGAGATTGAATGTAAAGCTACCGGGCTGACTGTTTCAGTAAGACAAAACACTCTACAAATAAAAAGAGCCATGAAGACAGAAGGTTTTTCTGTTAAGCAACTTAACTTTCTGGAGGATGGTTCTTATGCGGGGTCAAAAGCTTATGAGCGACTTTACTAAAAAAATAAAGACAGCTTATCACGGCACGAAAGTGAGGCCTGATGTATTTTGGATTTGGATAACCATGGTCTTAATGATCATCGGTGGATATCTGGTAGGGGGCGGATGATATATAAAACCGACAGGTTGATGATTTCGCCATTAACAAAAGAAGATTTAATAGGTAATTATCTAAACTGGCGAAACGACACAGAAGTTACGAAATTTAACAGGCACGGTTTGTTCCCTCAAACACAAAAAGGAATTGAGGATTATGGCGATTCTCTTGGAAATGATAAAAGCCAAATTGTTTGGGGAATATTCATTGAACATAAAGGAACCTCCCCTTTTTTAGATTATCACATCGGCAATATGTCATTGCGAAGAATCGATTTGATAAATCGTTCCGCTGAACTTATGGTAGTAATAGGGGAAAAAGAATATTGGGGAAAAGGGGTATGCACTGAAGCTGGGAAGCTGGTTCTCGCCCACGGATTTAAACGCCTTGGACTAGAGCGAATATGGGCAGGCACAGCATCTATAAATGAAGGAATGAATAGGGTTGCGATAAAGCTTGGTATGGTTCATGAAGGAACCTTTAGAAGAGGAACATTTATAAACGGTTGTTTTCACGATATTAATTGCTATTCTATTTTAAAAGATGAGGCGTAAATGAGCAAACCGATACCAATAATTGAACATCAGAAAACAAGACAGCGCACTCCTATCGAAGCCGTTAATTTCATAAAAGACGAAATCGACAGGGGGAACGTAACTAATATGATGATTATTTATAACAACGAAAAAACGACTAGCTATCTTCCGAGCTCAGTGAATAGGGAATATTCAAGAGCGAGTATCTTGTGGGACGTAGTTCAGTGGTTTAAGAATTATGTTTAAAAACAAGGAGATATATGACACTATCAAGAGAGGAAGTATGGCTGAGGGCGATTATCAGCCCGACAACATATAAAATCCCTGGGATAACTCCTCGCAACTATGCTGATGACATTCTCGAAGCTTTCGACAAGCGGTTTCCGGAGAAATGCAAACATCCTAACCCTAAGCCTTTAAATGGCACAAGCATGGAATGTATAGACTGCGGAGAAGCCTTAGAATTTATAGACGGAAAGGTCATAAACTTAGGAAAGGCGCGTGAGAAGGATAAACCCGATGTTCACCGTCTTTGTCCCCAGTGTGGGAAAAATGCTTATTGGACATCCGTGTCTGACGGAGAGAATATATTTTGTACATGGGACTGTTTAAATACATTCCATTTCTGTTCATGGGACGGTTTAAATGCATTCCATAAAGAAGAAATGAAGAAACAACAACAAGAGCAGGAATGTAAGCATGAAAAAGAAGCTCCGAAGTCGGAAACCGTGTGTTATCAATGCGGCACAGTTACAAAATATATGTTTTGTTCAAAAAAATGCGCGGTGGCGTGGACTACTCATGGTTTGGCTTTGTATCCCGGTATTAATAAAGAAACTGAAACTGCAAAACCCACACTTGCCCTAAAGACAGTTTGTGAAATGGCAGACAGGTGGTTTTTAGATCGAGAATTGAGGTCGAAAAAGTATTTTATTGCAGATGAAATCAAAGCAGCCAAGAAACTCATAGCCGAGGTTTTGAATGAAATTGAAACCAATGAAGACCCAATGGGTTGTGAGCACGAAAACATTACTATTGTAGAGCGAGACGAAAGAAACCAGGCAACACATTTCAGGTGTCTTGATTGCGGTGTGCTTGAAAGGATAGAGTGATAAGTGCCAAACAATGAGTTTAATGAGTCTCCCGCCCATGGAGAGACATTAAAAAACGGGCTAAAAACAGGTGGTTGAAAATATGATAAAAACAGAAAAAGATGTAAAAATAACAATAAGCGGTGAGGATGTTAAAACTCTGAACAATATGTGTAAAGTAACAATTCGTTATCTTATGACTAACATGTTAGCCGAGACAGAACCTAAATGCGTTGATGAATTCACACTAAAAGAATGTGTTGAAATGAAAGATTTTATAAACGAGATGTTTGAGGCGTGAAATGTTAATAAAACTTAACTTAATAAACTAAAGATTAACTTAACTTAACTTATGGCGAAAATAGATGTTGTTAAACTTAGAAAACTTCTTGACGAAGGCAGAAAATCGGTTGAGTGCGCTAAAATATTTGGCGTTTCTGAGGGAGCTATTAGTCAAGCGAGAAAGAAGCTCGGGAGGGCTGTTGCTATTAGAACGGCAACGAAAGCGGCTCCTGTTGTTATCCAAAAGAATCTGGACACAGTTGAGCAGCTTCAAAAGATTAACAAAAAGGCAAATGAGCTTCTTAATGAGGTTGAAGACGATCCGGCCATGTCAGTTAAGCTTATGGCTGAAATCAGAGGACAGCTTAAATTACAGCTTGAATTATTTCAGGCACTTTATGACATTCAGGCTGCAGCAGAGTTTCAGAACGAAGTTTTAACGGTTATTGGAGAAGTGGACAAAGATGTTAGGGACCGAATTATATACAAACTTAGCAGCAAGCGAGCATTACGACAGGCTATTTGCGAGCCTTAGTTTGTTGGGAGACATAACAACTCTTCCCGATGTTGTCCCTTGGGCTGAAGCGTTATTGCTGGATGGCAGGCCGTTCAGCTTAGAAGGCCATGAATATCAAAGAGACATGCTTGAAGAGGAAGCTATAAGACAGGTCTTCCTTAAAGGCGCTCAGGTTGGTGTGACATCAATTATCATGCTTAAAACTCTTTATGGTCTTATTTCAGCCAGGTATTTACAGGGAGCTTTATATCTATTTCCTTCCAGAGATGATGTAAATGACTTTTCAAGTGGCCGGTTTAATCCCCTTATTAACGACAATGAGGAAATGGCTAAGTATATCAAAAGCACTGATGCTAAAAATATTAAGCGAATTGGCAGGGCCATGCTTTACATGCGTGGTGCGAGAGCAACTTCTAAAATCCATGGGATGAAACGGTCATCTACTGCATTAAAATCGGTGCCGGTTGATAGAGTTGTGTTTGATGAACGTGATGAAATGGCTAACGATATGGTTGACCTTGCACTTGAGCGAATGTCTCACTCTGAAATTAAGGAAGAGGTTCATCTTTCCACTCCGACTATTCCTGATTATGGGGTTGATAAGCTATTTCAGGACTCAGATCAAAGACACTGGCTCATAAAGTGTTCAAAGTGCGGTGGGCTTACCTGTCTTGAGACGGAGTTTCCTGATTGTTTGCATGAATTAAAGAACGGAAAAGTCCTTCGATTGTGTCAGAGATGCAGAAGGGCAGAGATCTTTCCTAAAGACGGTCAGTGGGTCCCGAAGTATCCGGAGAAAGCTAAGGATCTCGTGGGTTGGAGAATCAGTCAGTTAAACTCCATGCCTGTCGATCCTGCTCAGATACTTAAATTATATCTTGATCCTCCAAATGGAAATATCAGCGAGGTTTACAACTCAAAACTCGCACAGGCTCATATCGCTGCAGAAAACAGACTGACCTATTCCGAGGTTATTAAGCTATGCGGTATCGAATCGATTCAAGAAAGCGACAAGGGCCCCTGTTACATGGGTGTAGATGTTGGGAGTCTTATTCACTGTGTTATCGGCAAAAAGCACGACAAGGGCGCTGAGATTGTATATGCCGGTGCATTCCCTGAATGGTCGCAACTTAATAGCCTTGTGAAGCGATTTAATGTTGTCCGGGGTGTTATCGATGGACTTCCGGAAACAAGACTTTCAAGGGAATTTGCAAAAGACAATCATGGAAAAGTCTATTGCTGTTTTTATAATGAACATCAAAAGGGCTCATATGGTTGGAATGAAAAGGAATTGACCGTGACTGTAAACAGAACTGAATCTCTTGACGCTTCCCATGAAGAGTTAAGACAAGGCCGGGTTGTGCTGCCCAAAGAGTCTGAAATTATTCAGGAGTTCGCCACTCAATGCAGCAATATAGCCAGAGTATTACAGACAGATCCGGAAACTGGCGCTTCAAGATACGTTTATTTAAAGACGGGTCCCGACCATTATCGCCATGCTGGCAACTATTTCACCATGGCGTTTCAAAGTGGCGGAAACTTATTATTTGCGGGGTTGTTGTGAAAATAACTGAAAGAGAGCGAGACTGGAGCGGAACCATACAGGATGACTGAAGACATAAAACAAGAAGTGTCACACGTAGCCGAGGCATCAGCAGGCGGTTTCATTGTTCATTACAAAAGACCTCCCACTGAGCCAAAGTCGTTAAAGATAGCGATAAACGGTGTCAGATCATCAGCTGTGTTCCCTTCGCCTTCAATCCCGGGATATTATCTATTTATGGGAGAAAAGTTTGAAAGAAACAAAGTTAACAAGAATCCTCTTGTGTTTTTAGCAGAAGGGGAATACCATGGGTACGCAGAATTACTCGAGAAGTTTGCTGACGATGCGATCAGATTAAGGTGCAGGATGATATACTGTCAACCAGAAGAAGGATTCTTGTACGAATTAAAGAAGCGCATACCTACCTTGTACGCGCCTCAGCATCTTCCTTTTGGGGATGACGAGAAGTATGGAAAAATACTTGTTCATCAATGGCTGAAGGATGAAAGCCTGGACATTCCAAAAGACACTGTTTTGACTCAGCATTTAACAAAATCAACCGAAGAGACATTACCGCCAGGATTTCAAGCGTTAAGGCAAATAGTAGGTGGTTTTTTGACTGACAGTACTATAGGGAAACATAGCGGCCCGAGGAAGATTGAGGTCGCTGACCATCATTGGGGGTAGGTTATGGACAGAACTGCTACAGAAATGGCGATAAGACAAGAAGGCTCAGAAGAATGTTGGGGCAAATCTGTGGTGGAAATATATAGAGAAAGGGAAATAGCGCACAATCAATTCATGAAAAAAATATTTGATAATTTGAAATTTACAATCGGTCCTCATATTGAAATAAAAAGTGAAATGAAGGAGCTAAACCTATTAAATAACTAACAACTCGGGCAGTCCGACAGTTCGCTACTTTGAAGACCAAATAATTAAGGCGGTATGGGGCCATACACTCATGCCGCCTTTTTTATTGCCCGACACAGGAGAGAGAAAATGAAACTATCTATTGCAATACTTCTAATTTTCAGCGTTCTTTGTGGAATTGCTGACGCGGCTGACGAAACCTGCACCACGGGGAATACAACAGGATCGGCTTCAGGGTTGCTCTTTACCGGTGGAGGATATCTAAGGGCTATTCAGCTTACACCGGACACAAATGACGTTATCTTGACGTTGTATGATAGCAAAACTGCGGCTTCCGGCAGGGTTGTTGGATATTGGTCAACTGCCGGGTCTGCGAGTCCATTAACGTCCGGAAGAACATACGACGATGTTTTGTTCAAAACAGGACTTTATTATTCGATTACCCAAACCGGAGCTACGTTTTCGGTAGAATATGGGACATCGACTGGAAGGTGTGGGGCTGGTTACTGATGAAAAAAATACTTATTATCACACTTACAATATTATTGTTCGCCGGTTCTGCTTACGGTTCTTTTTGGTTTTACAGGGATCAGGGCTCACCGGAAGCAGTTGGTGGAGGCGCTGGTGGACCTTCAGCCGATGCCGTACTATTGGAGTCAGGCGACTTTTTACTGCTTGAATCAGGCGATTATCTATTATTGGAGTAAGTTATGAAACATTTATTGAGAATATTATTTATTTTGTTCTTGACCTTTGGAATAGCGCAGGGCGCTGACCAGAAAGTCTCCGAACTTCCGGCTCCGTCAGGCGGGGTTGCCGGTGATGATAAATTCTACATGGTGGATGACTCCGGCTCTGTTTCTGTCGGCGATACGCTCACTAACGTATGGACTTACTTCGGCTCGCTCTTGACCGCTTCCGACGTTCCTATAGTAGATGCTGGAGGGTATTTTGAAGGTGGCGAGGTAGAGGCCGCACTTCAGAAAAATGGATTTCTTTTAACGGATATAACTGATGATGTTGCTTTGAATAGATTTACAGTATCAAGCGCTGTGTCGGGTGGAGTTTGGACAGTTACAATAACTCAAGACGATGGGCTTGATCTTGCGTTTAATATAGACAAAGTACATTTAAAAAACGATGACGACACTATGTCTGTTATCGCTACATCATTTGCCGGAACAGATGCTAGCCCCAACACCGTTTATGTTTATGTAAGAAATGTCACTGGAACGGCAACATTAACAGCTTCGAATACAAGTCCAGAAGGAGTATTAGAACATGTGGATGTTGCAAATTATAAAGCTGGTGCTGTTTCCGCTTCCTCTTTGACTCTGTATGGCGGGTTTACTACCGCAATGACAAGTTATGAAGTGGTTCATCATACCTATCATAGATTTTGGACAGATGGTTCAGCATACTATTCAGGAATGGATATCACAGCAGTCCAAGCCAATGTTACGATAGCCACTGGATCTCTAAATACAATTTTTGACACAATTACCACAACTCAAAAGGTTGTTGGAACTGATGGATTGTTTCACATTTTAAATGCTGGGACATATAGCACATTAACCGATTTTGCTTTTACCCATTATTCAACTGGAGAAGCGATATCGGCTAATAAATTTTATAATGTAGTTCTTGGAGTAGTTGAAGAAGATACAACAAGAATTATGGCCTTAGTTCAGAAGGCTGATACAATCCCAGGCGGAAAGGAGTATAAGAATTCAAAAGAAGCAACAGAGGATAAATATGGAACTCTGGTTTTAGCTCCATCGGATACATTATTGAAAGGTATTTTTATACCGGTTTGTAGGATTATTATTAAAAATGATGTGAATGATTATCTACAAGAAATTCCGGAAACAGGCACGGGTCTTTATGCGATTGATTTACGTGGGTCAAAAGGCGGAGGCGGCAGTGTCGCAACTGCGAGCAATACTAATGCAGGAACAGCGAACAACGATTCTTTATATTGGAATAATACTTCTGGTGAGTATGATTATAAAACCCCAACTGAAGCAAGGGTGATACTTAATGTTGCGGATGGTGCAGAGGCAAATGTCGTATACACCGGCACAGCAAACGAAATAGATTTAACAGGTACGGCTTTCGGGATTGTCAGCAATCCGATAATTCCTGGCAATGAAAAGATGCAGCTGCCTGCTGGAACCACAGGGACAAGACCCGGAAGTCCTTCGTACGGGGATATGAGATTCAACAGTTCAACAGACCAACTTGAGTTTTATCTGGCCGCATGGGCTCAGGTAGTAGACAGTGCAGATATTGGTGTGAGTGTTGAAGCTGCCGATGCAGCGATAGTAAAATCAGACGAAGAAGAAACTATATCAGTTTCTTGGACATTTGCTGATAATGTAGTTATGCTACTTTCGGACGTTGATGCTTCTGAAGCGGATCAAGGTGCAGCCGGTAATGGTCAAACAGTAAACGCTCTGATAGATGCTGCTGCTGGTAATCCTTTGACGCTTCGTTTTAAACACACTGATCAAGATGCTCAGACAGTTTATACATTTGACACTGATGAAACTATACCGTCCACAGTTAGCATGGTAATTGAAAATGGGGCTGCGCTTACTGGTAACACAGGTGATGAAACTTTAACTGTTTATGGAAGTATTCAAGCCGGTTTGCATAAATGGATACAGGGAACAGCTCTCACAATCGCAGGTAGTCCAAGAGAAAAAATTGTTTATCCTGAATGGTGGGGTGCTAACGGCGATGGCACTGGTGATGACACAGCGGAAGTTCAATATGCCATAGACACCGCTGTGACTATTGCGTCAGGTACGTTTTTAGATGTTGGAGATATTGGGTGTGAGGTCAGGTTAAATGGTCAATATAATATAACTTCAACAGTTAAAATGATTAATGCAGATGGCGTTGGACTTGTAGGTACTGTTGGTCGTGGAGCGCAGTTATCTTCCAGTACTGCTGACATTGTACTTCTACAGCTTGGTGATAATAGGTATAAACTAACAGTTGTTGATTATTCAACGATTGGTGTAGCTGATACAATTACAATAGATGGATCAGGGATTACCGATACAACTCTTGAAGAAGGAGATACATGGGATGCAGAAACAAGTAATGATGTTACTGCCACAAATATTGCAGCAGCTATAGATGCTGTTTCTGGTATTTCAGCTTCGGCAGTTGCAGCGGTTGTCACGGTGACTCCTGATACTGGATCGGTGATTAATGAGTTTTGGACTATTTCTGAAACATCGGAATTGGTATTAGCATCAAATGAACGAACTTATTTTGTACATATTGAAAATATTATCTTTGCTGCCGGTGGAGCAATAGATGAAAGCACAACAACAAAGGCTATAGAAGCGCACGATGCTATTTTTACAACTATTAGAGATTGTAAATTTAACAATTGGGCGTATGCCATTGACGGTTACAGGTTTAATACAAGCACAATAGACAACTGCCTTTTTACTCAATGGAGCCGAGCGAACACTCCTGCCCCTGCTGCAATCGCTTTATCTGGACGCGCTACAGATGGTTTCACTTCAGGTGGAAACCACATAACTAATTGCGAGTTTAGGGGTTCGGGGGCAACACAAGATCATGTATGGTCTAATATTTTTGTTATAAGGTCTGTTGATGGTTTATATATACAGAATTGTCATCTGTATAAATATGCTTTTGGTATTAATTTTACACCCGATGGCACAAATAGAGGTAATTTTATTACCGATGTAATGGTTGATAATTGCTATTTTGATGAACCTGAGAATAACTGCGTTATTATAGGCGGAACGGTAGCTGCCTCTGGTAGCGGTGTAGGTAAGGCAGGTGTTTATCAAAACATTAAATTTGCTAATTGTTATTTAAGGGGCATGCTGGCCTCCGATGGTGGACTTACATTTGCAGATTATTTAGTTTATATAGCCATTACCGCTGCTCAGATTGTTCCAAGTAATATTTCATTTCATGGTGGTACAATGCGTCAAGCAGGAATAACCGCCATTCGAGTTGACGGTACGGCCCAATCTAAAGTTGATATAGCAAACTTTCAAGTGAAAGATGTCCACTTTGAAGATAATGCATATGATGGGGCGCAAACTCAATCAGCTATTATGTGGAATGATGGCGACAGCATAATGGTTGATGGTTGTTCTTTTGGCCCAGATGAGAATGCCTCAACACGATTAATAACTGTTACTGCTACAGATAATGGTGGGTACATTGGACCTATGGATTTCTCAGAGTCTAATTATACTGGAACCACACCTGTTGTTGCTGATTTTATGTACTATGAAGGGCCATTGGCAAGTGGTGAGTGGAATATAGCTAATGAGGGTTTTGCAAGTTATGCTTTAGGTGAAGGTTCATATTTAATTTCTGTTATGGCTAAGAGTAGTGTAGAGCGTGGCGGTCAGATAATGGCTGAGACGGCAGGAACAAATACTATCTCAATCGTAGGTGGAGGTTCTGATTTTGAAGTTTTGACGGTGGCGTTAAATGGAACAACTGGAAATGGCGGCAAAGTAACAGCTTCGGTAGACGCTGATGGCGTGTTTTATCTTGAGAACCAGATAGGTGGGACACTTGCTTTTGCATTTAAGGTTTTGCATCAGATTAAATAAGGAGCATAGACCGGAGTGATAAAATGAAAAATATGAAACGAATAACAGCTTTCCTTAAAAATCCAACGATCAAGGCCCAAACGACAGTCTGGTTCGTGTTTTTATTTATTAGTGTCTCGACTGTATGGGCTGCTGATAGTAAAGTGTCGGATCTATCGGCTCCGGCCGGTGGGCCTGCACCTGGAGACAAAGCATATATCATAGACGTTTCTACCGGCCTGTCAACGGCGGATACTTATGCAAACATACTTGGAGTGGGAACCGACCTGGAAGCTGGAGGCGCTTTGAGTGCAAGCACAGTGGCCGACAATGAGCTTGATTATGGTAATATAACATTCAGTCTTTTCACGGCTCCGATTAATAATTTGGACAATCCGACCGGAGCCATGAATTACAACATGGGAACGTATGGACACGCTTGGACACTTGGCACTGCTGGATTTATTAGTTTTCGTAAGGATGGTACGGATAGGATAGACATTACGAATGATTCGGGTGATCCAACAATCAGCTTTCACGGTACGGGCAAGGCTGAGTTCGGACAGATAACCTCTACTGATGACTTTATTCATGTCGTAGGCGCAGGAGATGAAATAGCTGAAGAGTATCTCGTAGGTGGGCCGCTTCATAAGTCTTGGTCATTTGATCCGGTAGCGGTTTGCGCCGGAGATGTTGATGCTCTATTGCTTATGACTGTAGGGGACAATGCCCCTAATGGTATAAGGATTGTTGAGTGGTCAGTATCTTTTTCACAAGACCCTGGTACTGAATTCGGTACAGTCCATGTGCTGTTAAAAAGAGCAACAGCGTTTATTGGGCAAGGTTCTGCTGCAACAATGGGTGACCTCGAAACTACAAGTGGAGTGTCCGGAGAAGACACATATACAAATATTAACACTGATGGAAGCGTGGTGGCAAATGGACAAGTTATCTTCCTCGACTTTGATACAGCCTATACAGCGACAGGGGAACAAGTTATCTTTGAAATGTGGTATTATGCGGTTGATTAAATACATACTCATTCTATTACTGATTCCGGCACTCGCTTCCGGGGGCTGGTATTACGCTGGAACACATGAAGTTAAATATTACGGCTTCCCGAATACTGCCGGAACGCCCTCTGCTCCTGTTGGCTCTTGGACTTCGTGGGGGACTCCTGTTGATAGTACATACTGTAACAAATATGACCCTATAGTAAGCGGGACAATCACAGGGATCAATGCGTATGTGCGGAATGATAGCTGGACTACAAATGCGTGGCTCGTTGTCTATCGCGAAACTGCGTTAATTGGATATTCAGATGCCTTGGGTACGCCTGGGGTTGGCTGGACAGGTTATTTATCGCTAAATGTGGTCGGTGGGCAGAACCTTAATTACACATCGGGCGACAATGATCTTTACTATGGTCTTGCGTGGGATGCGAGTGATGGAGATCCAAAATTAGGTTACGACGATGGGGGAAGTAGTGTTGATATTTTTTATGACACTGCGCCGGTGCATTCGGGCGCACCTGATCCAACGGCTACGAGTTGGGCTACTTCTGCGGCAGATGATATGGGAGTTATTTTGAGGGTAACGGAATGAAGAAACTGCTTATCGTATTGTTTTTGCTTTACGCTCAGAGTGTTTGGGCTACTAATTATTACTGTCGAGATGATGCAAGTGGCGGAGATGGTTTGTCAGATGCCACCGCTTTTACTTTGGCTGAAGTGAATGCAAAGAGTGACTGGGTAGCTGGTGATGACGTTTATTTCAAGTGTGATGACACTTGGACAGGCGAAACTTTAAATATAGACTGGAGTGGTGTTGATGCAGGCAACCCGGCAATTGTCGGAGCTTATTATGGGTCTGGAACAATAGGGGTAAGTGGAACCAAGCCAACAATAGACGGAGAATATACTTATCCAACTGCTACGTGGTCACATCTAATCGGCATAGATACTCAATCCTATATAACTCTTACGAATATCAGAGTGGTCAACTCTCTTGCCAGGGCTATTTGGGTTGATGAGTCTTCGTATATTGATGTCTTAAATTGTGACGTAAACAAAGCATATAGAACGGGGATTGGTTTTGGTGGCCCAAGCAATAACTGTTCTGCTATAGGGTGCACAGTAACAGATGTTGCATGGGTATATCAAGTAGCTGATTGGCCTGCTGCAATTTTTTGTATGAATGGTTGCGATAGCATGACTTTTAGCGACAACACTGTCCATAATAATTGGGGAGAGGGTATTGGTCTTTACTACCACACTACCAATAGTCTTGTTGAAAACAACTTCGTTTATGAGAACCGAAGAGTTAATATATATAACGGTTCAAGCAGGAATAATATAATAAGATATAATCTAATCTTTGGACATGGAAGTGATTCTAACGGTCACGGAATTATGATAGATGACGAACAGTGGCACAATGACGCTTACTCGGAAAATGTAGAAATATATGGTAACTTTATTGCTTACTGCTATGTTGGATTTTACTTCGGTACTTCACATGAGGATGCTGTTTTTAAAGATCATAAAATTTACAGTAATACTCTTGTGGATAATGTTAGAAACATGGGTTTCTATGGCAACAAGGATGCTGAAAACTCTGAAATAAAGGATAACATTTTTTATTGTATTACGGGCGGGGGTTGTAGTAATTTGTCATGGACTGCTGACAGCGATATAGACTTTGACTACAATTTGTGGTCATCTGAGCCTGATACGAATGCCAAGGGAGCTAACGATCTTTCCTATGCTGATCCTGTGATTCTAAGAACGTCGGGATGGAGAGAGTTGGGTGGTGAAAACGTAGTTGTAACTGATTTTGCACTTCAAGTAGGCTCTCCAGCGATTAATTCGGCAATAAACTTAGGTTCTCCTTATGACATTATAGTAGACGCTGAAGGATCAACGTTTCCGGCAAGTGTGGTTGCAGGAGATCAAGATGATTATGGTTCAGGATGGGAAATAGGGGCTGATTTGTATGGAGTTCCTCCAACCTTGACTAATTTGACAAGCACCCCTGTTTCCTGTGTAACCGACCCACTGAATCACGACATGGTGTTCTCAACAATATTAAATGTAGAATTAAAATATGATTCCTCAGATGTGGCTTTTGGGAGCATGGGGGATACATTTACGAATACTGATGATACGAGTCATTCAGAGACTTTAAGTTCGCTATCCTGTGGAGTTACTGAGACACAATATGTTAGAGGGCAGGATGAGCTTGGCTATACAAATGAAAGTTCAACACAGGTGGACATAGTTGTTCAAGGGAGCCCAGCATTGCCTCACGAACATTCACTGACAACTGGATCAACACACTCTTTAACGGCTGGATCAACACACAGCATAGGAGCACAATAAAATGAAAATGTTTAAAGCTTTATTTATCGCAATTTTGGCAGTTTGTTTTTTGGCAGGGGTAGCGAGTGCAGAGACAACATTGTCGTGGACGGCTTCGGAGGGCATTGTAGAAAAATATACTGTCTATGTGGACGGAGCGCCGCAGGACGTTGGGATGGTTACAGAGATTCTTGTATCATCGCTTACTCTCCCAAGTGGAGATGCTGATGTTATTTTTACTGTTACGGCATCAAATATTATAGGCGAAAGTGACCACAGCGATTCGGTGTCTTTGGGAAAGCCGACAACTCCGGGGGGTTTCCGTCTTGTTTCTTCGGAGTAATAAAATAAAGACAACTGACTCAATCTGATCGGAGGTTTAAAATGAGTGATGTTGTAACAGTAATAGCGGGGACGACACTTTTTGCTCAATTCGGGCTACTTGGTTTTATTTTAAGGGGTCAGAATAACAAGATTAATGATAAGGCTAAGACCCAGGATGAAAAGATAGAAAAACTCGAAACGAAAAGTGGCGAGCATATCACAAATGAAAAACATGGCCTTGTATGTGAAAATGCGGGGTTGAAAATGCGGGAACATATTACACAGGAGATGACCACACTAAAAGATTTGACATTTAAGGAGCTTCGCGAAATTAAAACACTCATTAAGAACGGAGACGGATAATGCTTTTAAAACTCGGCGTTGACATAGCGAGGTTAAAAAGACCTATCAGGCGCAAATTAGACCTGATTGACAACATCTTCGAGAGGAATGGATATGGAGAAGCCGTTATATCGTCAACATACGAGGGCGATCATGGGGCAAATTCGCTTCATTATGCCGATTTAGCCATTGACCTTAGAAGGCCGAAGAAGCGCATTACAATCACACTGAAAGACCTTGAAAAAGACTTAAAGGAGAGTCTTGGAAAAGATTTTGATGTAATATTAGAAGGAAACCACTTTCATATTGAGTACGATCCGAAGGGGTAAATTATGCCGAATTTAGAAATGGAAGGATATAAAAACAATGACCAGATAGCCAATGATGAGTCCTTGTTTATGGAAGATGAAATGGCAACCAGGAGACAGCAAGACCCGGTTGTTACATCTTTATCAAGTTATGTGAAGAGATCCTGGGAAGCCGCAAGGGACGAAAAACAAACATGGATTGAAGCCGAAATGCTGAAGGTTAAGCGTCGCCTCAAGGGAGAATATGAGCCTTCTGTTTTGGCTAAAATCAGAGCCCAGGGTGGGTCTTCGGTTTTTATGCGCTTGACAGACGAGAAGTGCGAAGCTGCGAAAGCATGGCTATTCGATATTCTTTTAAACGAAATGCCTTTTGATTTTAAGCGTTCTCCTGTGCCGATGTTACCGCCGCCTCAGAAAGAAATGATTGCTGAGGAAGTCAAGGCAAAAACTGAAATGGTAATAGTTAATGGCGTTTATACTCTTCCATCAGATATAGACCAGAGAATTAAAATGATATCGGCTCATATTCAGAAGAAAATGCAGGAAGTGGCAAATGAAGCTGAGGCGGCTATCGAAAGTAAAATAAAAGACGTTGTTGTAGAAAGTAACTGGAAAGAAGCTCTTAAAGGATTTATCTCTGACTTGGTGGATTACAAAGCGGGATTTCTGGAAGGTCCGATTATCAGGAAAAAACGAATAATGGCATGGGATGAACAAGGTAATCCTCAACCCACGACGAAATTAATGGTAACATGGGACGCTCCGAGTCCGTTTGATATATATCCTCTACCGGCCAGTAGAAAACCTGAAGACGGATATATACAGAAACATACCCTGAAACCAAGATATATCCAGAGTTTAAAAGGAGCTCCGGGTTACGACAACGATGCAATCGATCTTGTTTTAAAGGACTATGGCAGCGGAGGTCTTACAAAATGGACGTATGAAACCAATCAAAACGAATTCGACAGACTGTCTTATAGACAGTATCCTGAGTCAGATCCGGAAGGAACAATCGATGCGCTCCAATTTAAAGGCCAGGTTCAAGGGCTTCAGTTGGTTCAGCATGGCGTGAGCCCTGAGAGATTGGGTGACTTGTTCGAGTCTTACGATGCTGAAGTGTGGCTTATCGGCAGATATGTTATAAAAGCCGTTTTGAATGAAAATCCTTTAGGAAAGTATAATTTATTCAAGGCTTCCTTTAGAGAGCGAAAAGACCAATGGTGGGGCGAGGGCCTTCCTGATTTAATCGAAGATTCCGACAGAATGTGTGGTGCTGCAGCAAGAAATATTGCAAATAACGCTGGCATGATAACAGGGCCTCAAGTCGGGGTCGATACGGACGCAATGGCCCCAGGAGACACCATAAAAACAATAACGCCACTCAAGATATGGCAATTCAAAATGAAGGATGTTCAGAGCGGAACAAGAGCTCCTATCTGGTTTTTTCAGCCGAAGTCCATGATTAGTGAGTTGATTAAACTATATGAGTTCTTTTCAAACGAGGCTGATAATAAAAGCGGAATTCCTAAATATTCTTACGGTCAAAAGGGTGGCGGCGGAGCGATAAACACAGCGACAGGCTTTAGCATGATGATGTCAAACGCTTCCAGAAATATAAAAAAGGTTGTTAAAAGCATTGACGGAGTTATTGAAGGATCAATCGAAGCTCTCCATCATTATTTATTAATGACAGATCCTGACCCGGTTTTAAGAATGGGGGATATAAATTTACAAGCTACAGGCTCAAAGTCGTTGATTAACAAAGAACAGGCGCAAATAAGACGGCAGGAAGCTTTACAGATGGTAGTTCATCCTGCGGTGCTTGAATTGATCGGAAGAGAAGGATTCTCTGAGTTCATGAGACAGTTCTTTACCGGGCTTGACGGTTCAACTGCGGATATTGTACCGTCGAAGGAAGACATACTGCTTCAGAATATAGTGGCGCAAAACGCTCCACAGTCGACAGGTAGGGGTCAAATAACCGAGGGTGCTAAAACTAATCAGGCAGGAGACAAGGTAGGAGGCCAGGATGTCAGAACAGCTTAAAGACGAACTCAACAAGATAGGCGAAAGTTCGCATGATAAACTTAATACCGTTCTTGTAGATGGTGAAGAGGCGTTTCTTCAAGACATACCGAACATTACCGACCACAGGACATTCGGTGATATCGAAGAGGATGAAAAGGAACAGTGGGCTGTAATGTATAAAAGCCTTGATGAAATCCGGAGAGACGACAGGGTAAGTGCTATAATGGCGATTGAAGATTGTGTGGAATATGCCATGAAAAGTTTAGGTGTGGACCTGTTCAAGCTTGTAAAAATAGAAGAGTTCTCTTTCTTCCCAACTTTGTCCAAGTTAAAGAAAATCTTCAGCGATGACAAGTTAAAGAAAAAACTGTTCAGGGAACATCGTGTAAGAGTATCAAAGCACAGAAAATCCCAGGTGGATGAAATTTGGCAGGAAGGTCTTCATATTTACAAGGACAAGGAACTTGCTTATTTCATAGGCGAAGCGAAGGAAATGGTTAGCGAGATGGTGCTTTCTGTACCATTTTGGCTGGTCAGAACAAACGTCGTGCTCCCAGGGGGGAAGGGGTTATTGCATTGAAAATCATTCAATTAAGCGCAGAAGGAAAGTACTTACCGGCCCTGAATGCTTTAAAGTTTGCAGGTCAGTCAACGAACTCCGTTAAGGATTTTTTGGAAGAATCACTCGCAAGCTACCGGAAATATAATGATGTTTCTGAGGGTTCTCAGGTCAATGGGCACCAGGGCGTTTGTCAGTTTATAGACCAGCTTTTGGGCATAATCGACAATGCCAGCAATACGCTTCAAAATATAGAAACGATAGACCAAAACAGGAGCATGGCAAGCGAGGGAAGTTCATTAACTGAACACCTCGACAGTCTTGACAATGACGGTGTTGGGCTTTCGGATATGGAATACGGATAAGGACTAAAAAATGCCAAGACTTAAAAGAGAAAAAGCTCAAAAAGACGAATGGTGTGAGTGGGTTACACCTGTCATGAAAGGTTATAGAATGGCTTGCTGTGACTGTGGGCTGGTCCATAATATGGATTTTATTGCAGTTAAAGTTTTACAAAAAACAGAGGATGGTTTTTGGAAATATAAAGAACTTGACCCAGATCAATACAGAATTATTTTCAGAGGACGGCGCAACAACAGAAGCACCGCACAGGTAAGGCGGCACATGAAGGGCGCATACTTTAAACCATTACCGAAACGTAAGGATTGCAAAGACAAAATAACTATAATGAATAGGCCAAAAATAACTTGCAAAACCGAAGAGTTGAATATATAGTGGAAATTGATAACAAACAGATATTAAAGGCATTGATTAGAGGGCTTAGATATTTGGTGAAAATGCTTGAAAAAGTGTCGAAAGGAGAGCCGGTATAAATGAGTCGATTATCGCAAATATTCTGGGCGTTAGAGGCAAAAGAAATGCCAACCATCTATGATTCAAGGGTTTATTTCACAAGTTTTGACTTAACAAATAGCATAACGCGCATGGACATTACTGCTGCAAGGCGGCGCATTATTAATAAAAAAAGGAGGCCGAAAATAAAAGGCGGGAGCTCATAAAATAAAACACATAGCAACCTGATACTACCGGATTAAGCCGCACCTATCAGGTTAAGCCAGTCAAACGCGAAAGCCTCACTGGAGTTCTAAAAAAAACAGAATTCCGTGGGGCTTTTTTTATTTAAAGGAGGTGAGGCAAGTGAGACATCCAAAAAAAGCAATAGACGAACTGACGGTGGCAAAAATTATTCCTCCGCCTTCTGTGGGAGATCAGGCATCAGCGATTACCGATTTAACCGTAACAGGTACTTACGCCACCGATGACACACCGATTGAAACGGCAATAAATTCTATTTTGGCAGCAATGCGAGATGTAGGACTGATAGCAACATAAACCTTTAACCCAATGAATACCTGAAATCAGGCTCTACGGAATACCTGAAAACAGGCTCAAAGGAGGTACGAAATGCCAGGGTTACCACAGGAAATTGAACAAGATATTAAAGATTTGGATGAAGGGATTTTCGCTAATGATCTGGCGGAAAAGATAGCGAATACCGGAGAAGCAACTGCAGGCGAGGAAGAGAACACTCTTAGCGGAACTCTTGACCTCGGAAGCAATCCTGACGAACCGGCTCCTGTAAAACTGGAATCCGAACCGGCCAAAGTCGATCCGACGCTCGAACAGAGATTTAGTGTACTGGAAGGCAAGTACAATGCTGAAGTGCCTCGACTGTCAGCCGAGAATAGAACACTCAACTCTCAAGTTCAGGGTTTGCAGAATGAAAATTTCGACCTGCGAAAACAGCTTGAGGACAAACCAGCGCCGGAGCCAAGCGACAAAACCGCTGAAGATTTGATCGCAAGTATCGACCCCGAAGCCATCGCAGGTTACGGGGAAGAGTTTGTAACCATGTTGAAGCTCATTAAGAACGCTACAGATACGGCTAACAAGGCGCAAGTAACGGCAGGAGAGGCGAAAAAGGGACATCAGGACACGACCCATTCGTCATACATCAATAACCTTAGAATGACTGTTGAGGCCGATATAAAAGCGGCAGGCGGCGAGCATGTTAACTTTGATGTGCTAAATGACAGCCCTGGATTTAATGCGTATCTGTCAGAAATGATACCAGGAACGAATTACGCAAGAAAGGGGTTGCTTACCGATGCACACACTAAAAAAGATCTCGCTTCGGTAACTGAAATCTTTAGAGGTTTCATTAATTTGCCAAAAGCTTCGCTCGAAACCGAACCTGAACAGCAAATTGACAATAACCCTCCGCTAAAAGATTTGAATGATATTTCCCCCTCACCTGAACGAAGTGCGCCAAACGCCCAGGAAGTATCAAAAGGGAAAGGCCGCATCTACACTCAGGCATTTGTAAACCAGTTCACAAAGGATTACACCCGGGGAAAATACGTCGGAACGGTAGAAGAAGCCAAGTCCGACTCAATCAATGCGGATATTTTTACGGCCATGGATCAAGGCCGAATACAAGGTTAACAAAGCGCCTTCTCTGTAAGGTGCAGCGTTGACAGAGAAGGGAGACAAACTTATGATAGCAGCAGCAGCAGGAACGCCACAATTCAGTGGCAATTTTATCCCGGAAAAATGGAGTCGCATGCTTTTAGTCAAGTACTATATAGCATCCATCTTCCCCGGGATGGCCAACACGTATTACGAGGGTTATTAATGGCTCTCTCTAAACAGCGTGAATTGCTGGAATATCCTAACGTAAAGACGAGGACAATCAGCAGCCAAGCTTCCTGGAAACAGGTTGAAGGTTCAGAGACTAACGCATGGAACCTAAGCTCACTTTGTGGGCATGGTGGTAAAGCGACACGAGCGCGCTGCGGTTTGTTTAAAAAAGAACCGAAGATATAGTCCGGTCTGCATGGAAACATGTAGGAGCCGAGGATAAAGAGCCTCGGACGTAAACACAACGGATATCAGAAATCAGGGCGATGTTGTAAAGATTCGTACCCGTCCTGACATCGAGATTCTTGATTACACCAAGAACCAGGTGCTTGACATTCAGCATCCTGACAATCCTCTCGTTGAGTTTCCGATTGAACGTGCCAAGTATTACAATGCGATTTGTGACGACATCGACAAGCATCAGTCTGACATTGCTCTTATGAGCGAGTGGGGGCAGGATGCAGCCGAGCAGATGAAAATCACAA